TAAAATCAAATTTGCAATCATGATCTTCAGGATTTTTGTGTTTAATACAAAATTCTAGGTTACACTTACAAGAAAATGGTATTAATTTAATTTTTTTATTACAAAAAGCGCAAAAATGAATATTAGCAGAACAATCCATATATATTTTATCGATTTAATATTTAAATAACTTTAAAACCAAGAAAGAGATTTATCAATACTAGTCTTACCTGAACTAGAAGATAAATTTACTATATTTGAAGGTTCTGCATTTAAAGCTTTTTTAAGTTTTTCATTTCCTTTATTAGGTGCTATATCTGACCAAGATAGTAAAAATGTTCCTATTATAACTAATATGATTCCTACCCAATTTAAAAATGATAATTGGTTGTTAAAAGCATAAATACCAATAATTGGAACAATAATAGCACTTAATGCGTCCCAATAAACTTCTGCTTTTCCAATAGTTGTAAATTCATAAGTTTTTAATAGAAGAAAGGTACAAACTCCATATAATAACCAAGTAACATATGGTAACCACCAAAATGATGGATAATCTTTGGAAAGTCTAAGTAAATATTGACCTAAAGCTTCAGAAACAGTAATAGCAGAAATAAGTAGAATAAGTTCCCAAGGTATTGGTGAAGTAAAATTTTTTCGTTTTTGTGCAGATTTTATGTAGATATCTAAATCATTTATTTTATTAGTTATTATTGTATAGAAATCTTTCATATACAATTAAATAGGATTATAATTTATTTGAGAGATTCTAATTTTACCATATTTTCATATTTTTTATTATCTGTAATTATACCAACAAATCTTTTATTTATTTCAGGAAATGGAATATTTATATTATGACTACCTCCATTTTCAATAAAGTCTTTAAAAATTAAAAAAAGATTTTTAACTGAATCATAGTGAGATGTTAATTGTAATTCACTTAATTTTTCTAAAATAGGTCTAATTGCAATTTGTCGTTCAATTTTATTTCTATATTCTATTGGTTCTTTTTTTTCTTTTTTAACTCTATTTTTTTTGCTCATTTATATAAAATATTATATAAGTTTTATATAAATTTAAGTCCAACTATAAAATTGTGGAGTATTTATTGTTAATTTTCTATCAAAATCATTTCTAAGCATATTAAATTCAAGTGTAAAAGTTAATTCAGCATTTTGAAAATCAACTGGTCTTCCATCGTGATATCTAAATTTAAATTTAAGTCGATTAATTCTTTCCAATGGTGGAGTAAATTGTGTAGAATTTAATAATTGTCCATTTTCAGAATTAGTATTTTCAGTATTGGGAATTGATATGATAGGTATTTTTGCAAATGAACTATTTACACCAGATCCTCTATAAGCAACATATTTTGGGACATTAGGTTCTGGAGGTTTTCCTTCATAATATAGATATTCTTTGTTTCCACTATATCCTTTGCGTAAAATATTGTAGGAAGAATCTGGCCAAGGAACTAATTCATCAATATTATTAAAATAATTCATTTCCATATAAATTGCTTGTTCACCAATTATATTTGCTGCAAAAGGTGGTTCACTAAAATAACTATCATAGTCTTTATTTGCAGGCAACCAAATGTGTTCTATACTATCGGGAGGTTCATAATCTAAATATAGAGAATCTCCAGGTTCTAGTTTTTTAGAATGATATGGAATTTTATCAGTATATCCTATATATGCTAAAAATCCCCATTTATTATATCTCTGAAAATAATTAACAGTGGGTGGCAAGATATTTGGGCGAGGTTGATTATTTGCTCCTATAGTAGTGCCATCATTACAATTAAGTCCAGTTCTATTAGTAGTTAATAAATTACAACATATATTATAATAATTAAATGAAACATCTGCATCTAATGTGAAATTTATACCAAAATTATTTCCAATTAGGAATTTTTGTTTAACCTCGTGATAAATAACTTTCCAAAAATTTTTATCTGGATCGTTTTTAGCTGTAATCTTTTTATTTAATTTAAATGTTAAAGTATTTGCTAATTGTTCTTTGGTATAATAACCATCATCAATAAAAATACTAATAGGTGTATCAGGAAATATTTCTGGTTGTTTAATCCAATTTACATAATTATTGATAGTGATTTTAAAATGAGTATTTTGATTAACATTACTAAAATTATAAAGATTTACAGGAAAAGTAAATTCAATAAGTCTAGTAGATTGAATATTATTATAATCTTCAGGAAGATTAATTTCAAATTCATTAGGAAATGGCCATTTACTAAAATCTCTATCTTGAGAATGTACAGTTAGACATTTTCTATTTAACCAATAAATATCTTCACGGGGAATTAGAGGATGATTATTTTGAAGATTTAAATTAATATTAGGTGGAGGTGTTATATAATTACTCATTATAAGATATAAATATATTTTAAATATAAAAAAATAACAATATTTATATATGCCTAATAAACAAGAAGGACAACCTAATTATCAGAGTCTTTTAAGTACAAACCGAAGTTTAGAGATTACTAATATTTTTGGTCTTTTAGCAGGTGGAATAATAGTTAAAATATTTTTTAGCAATCAAGGATTAGCAAATGCTTCTATATGGGGTTATGGATTATCAGCAGTAGCAGCCTTTTTACTTGTGGTAATATCCTTTGCATTTAAAGCAAAAATAACTACATCAGAACCAAAAGATACAGTGGGTGGTACATTTGGAGCAATGGTTCCTCCGTTACTTTTATTAATAATTTTAATTTGGGCAATTATTTTAAATGTAAGTAATTTTGATTCAATAAATAAAACTAATTTACCAAAAGAGTATGGATATTATAGTTTTATTTCTTCATTTTTGATTATAGTTCAAATAATATCTCTCTTTATATATTTTAATAATAAATATGGATTGTTATTTATTAGTCAAAGTAAAAGAAATGAAATAAAAGAAAAAACTAAAATAGTAGAATCCGGATCTGTGATGTATATATTATTTTTATTTAATGCAATAATTTTAGGTATGATGCAAATAGTTTTAGAGTTTTTCACAACTGATGGATAAATTTTTATTTATTTCTAATATTTTATAAGTTAATCCAAATTCATTTTCAGATTCCCAAATTCCTGATATTTTTAAAATAAATTGTTCATTTGGTTTTTTTTTATCAGCATTTTTTGCATCCATAAATAATATATTAATTATTTTTATACAACCTTGAGCTAATTGTTCTTTAAGTTTATAAATAGGTCGTTTATTATTTATTATAGAATTCTTTAATAGATCAATTTCTAGTTTTTTAATAAAATTAACAATAAATATATTATCTTCATTATTCAAATCAAAACAATATCTTATTTTATTATTATTGGTAACAGTGTATATATTTTTAAAATTCAATAAAATATAAATTCCATTAAGAGATAATAAATTATTTGAATATAAAATTCTTATAAAATTACTATTTTCAATTACAGTATTTTTAATAGAATCTAAATAATATATATTATTTATATTGAATTCTGTTATATTAATAGCTATATTCATACTATAAATAAATGTTTAATATTTAAGTTTAAATTATGAATTGTATAGTAAATAAACAACTAAATAATTGACTTTCAGTAATATCAATATTATTGTCAAGAAATATAGATAAATTATCTATTTCACATTTAATTTTTTCAATATTAACATTTTTTTCTGAGAGAATATATCTAATCCATAAATAATAATAATTTGGATGAGAATCTTTATAATAATTTAATTTATTAATTAATGATAAAATAGTTATCATTAAATAATAATAAATAAATAATTGTATTTAAATAAAAAATGAAATTTTTTGAAAGTCATTTAGAAGAATATATTCAAAAAAATAGTTTACATCCAAAAATTCAAAAAATTTACGAAAGTTTTCCGACTAATTTAAGGGATCTAAATAATATGATATTTTATGGACCACCTGGAATAGGTAAATATACACAAGTTTTATCAGCAATTAAAAAATATAGTCCTTCAGAACTAAAATATGAAAAAAAAATTTCTATTAATTTCAATAAAAATATTTATTATTTTAAAATAAGTGATATCCATTATGAAATTGATATGTCTTTACTTGGTTGTCAATCTAAATTATTATGGAATGAAATAATATTACAAATAATTGAAATTATATATATTAATCAATCTGATAATGTTGGTATAATAGTTTGTAAATATTTTGAAAAAATCAATACCGAATTATTAGAGATATTTTATAGTTATATGCAAACAATTCAATTTGAAAATTTAAATATTAAATTTATATTGATTACAGAAGATCTAAGTTTTATTCCTGATAATATTATAAATAATTGTAACATAATTCAATTAGAAAGACCATCAAAAAGTAATTATATTAAAAATTTTAAAAATAAAAATATAAAGGATATAAATACTATTAGTAATATTAAAAATTTGAAATCACAAATACAGGATATTGAACCACATAAAATTATTTGTGATACTATAATAAAAGAATTATTAAATTTCGAAAAATTAGATTATATATATTTCAGAGAATTATTATATGATGTTTTTATTTACAATATTAATTTATTTGAATCTGTTTGGTATATTTTATATAGTCTAGTTAAATTAGATAAAATTAATGAAAAAAATATTAATAATATTTTAGAAAAAACTTATAGATTTTTCCAATATTACAATAATAATTATAGACCTATTTACCACTTAGAAAGTTATTTATTATATCTAATTATAGAAATAAATGAATTATCAGACAGCCCTTGATATTTTAAATCTCTCTATTCCATATACAAAAACTGAATTAAAAAAAGCTTACATGGCAGCTGCATTACAACATCACCCTGATAAAAGTAATAACCCTGACTCTAATATAATATTTAATAATATAACAGAATCATATAAATACTTAGATGAAATACTTGATACTCAAGAAGAATTAGATATTAAAGAAAATAATGATTCCAATTACACATCATTATTAAATCAGTTTTTAAATTTGGCTTTTTTATTTGACAAAGTTTTAGATCAAGATGAAATTAACAAATTATTAAAAGTATTTAAAAATCAATGTAAAGAATTTTCATTAAAAGTTATTGAAGATTTTAATCAAGAAACATTATTTAAAATTTGGGAATATATAGAAAAATTTAAAAATATATTAAATTTAACTCCAGAGACTATTGAGAGAATACAAAATATCATAAAAAAAAAATTAGAGAATAATTCTATAATTATTCTTAATCCTACATTAAAAAATATTTTAGAAAATGATACCTATAAATTAGATTTTAATGATCAAGAATATCTTGTTTATTTATGGAAAGATTATTCACTTTTTGAAATTGAAAATAATAAATTTTTATATGTTAAATGTATTCCTAATCTTCCTGAAAATTATTTTATAACTAAAATTAATAATATTTTTAATCTTGAAATTAATTATTATAGTAATATATCTTCACTAATTAACAAAGATATATCCATAACTTTACCTAATAAAAGTATTTTAATTAAAACTGATTCATTGTTTATAAAAAAATATCAAAAAATTGTCTATAAAAAAAATGGAATAATTAACTATAATGATCAATTAGATATTATTTCTACAGGAGATATTATTATTCATCTTTATATTGACTTCTTTACTCAGCACCCTTCTTCTTAACTACTCGTTTCTTCTTTTCAGGAGGTGGTGGAGGAGCTGGCACTTCTACTTCTCCTTCCTCTTCCTCTTCTGGTTCAGGAACTGCCGGTGCAGGAGCCGATGCTACTTCTTCTTCCTCCTCCTCTTCTTCACTATCAACTACTGCAACTACTTTTTCCTTTTCCTTATCATCTTCAACAGGATCAGTTTCAGATAGAAGCTTTTCCTTCTCTTCCTTTGCTAGAGCAATATGACACTTTCCCTTTAGTGATTCTTTTGGTTTTACTACTGCCTGAAATAGTCGCCATGTTACACCAAACTTTCCACTTGCTACCCAAACTCCACCACACTGAAGAACTGTTGCCATCTGACTACCTTTTGTAATAAGATCTTTTAGTTCTACACCATTATCATTCGGAAATAGTAGCTTCTGATCAGGATCATAAATTTCTACATTAAATTCACCATCCCAGAATGGCACCTTTACTCGAACCTGGGGCTGCCGACTATAATCAAATTCACCAGTCTCCTGATCCTTTGGATATTTTACCATTGGACTCCAGAGTGCATCTACTACTTCAGCTGTCATCTTTGCTTTACCTAGCCAATCACGTGAGTTCTCAACTGCAGAATCTTTAATAAACTGTTCTAGTGCCTTAAAATTTTTCAGAAATTTTTGAGTTGCATCTGACGAATACTCTTCATTTGGAAACTGAAGTGTAAAGTCATATGTCTTTGGTCCTGACTTACCATCAAATGGTTCATTCTCATTTAGACCCCATGTTAGCATAAGGGGTGTACTCATATGAAAACTCTTCTTTGTATGAGCATTTAGTACTCCAATATTCTTTCCTCCTTTATCATTTACTTTTGGCTTTGCAAAATAGACATCCTTCTCAGGGTTGACTTCAAGTCCTGAAATAATCGCAGCAGTCGCTTTGGTTGAGGTCGGCATGGTTATGATATATATTATATTTTTCATTTTAAATCAATTTTTTTAATAATTTAAAAGAAATTAAAAAAATTAAAAATAAAACAACTGCAAATATGATTTATATTATATAATAATATTTAAAAAAATGTATCCACTAAATATTTTGAAAATAAACCATCTGAAGGATAATGAAGTCCTGCCTTTACTCTTGTTAAATCACAATGATATGCCAATTTTTCTAAAATCACTCTCTTTTCTGGATATTTTTTTATCAAAACTTTGGATAAATAATATGCTCCTATTGCATGTCCTGCTGGAAAAGCTGGAGTATCAGCACTACCATAATCTCTTAAAACATCTAAATTTTTATCTATTTGCTTTGGTCTAGCCCTATTAAATAAATATTTTAAAAATAAACAAAAAGGATTTAATTCTGTACAAATTTTTAATAAAGTATTATAATCTTCATCTACAAATTGTTTATAAGCTGGCACTATATGAATATTAGTTAATCTAAAAAACATTTCATCTTCCTTAGATCTATTATTAACATAATATTGAACTTCTTTAATTTCATCACTATTTTTGGGATAAAATGGTAAACCTCTATACCACCATATATATCCTTTCGGTATTATTAAATAATATATAATTATAAAAATTAATACATATAAATATATTTTTGTATCTTTCTTCATAAATTATATAAGTATTTAAATAAATTATAAAAAAAATTTTATTAATTTATAATTTATTTTTTAATTTATAATTTACTGAGTAGCTGTAGTTGTTGTTGTAGTTGTGGATGTGGATGTTGCCTTAGCAAAATGAGGGCTCATGTAACGCTGAAGATTGAAATATGTAAGTTCATCACCATTCTTGATTTTTAAAAGACTAGCAAGAGCTTTGTCAGGATTAATCTTGCGGCCATTATCCTTATCCTGAAGAGAATGCTGACGAATGTAACCATTAATTTCTCTTGTTACTTCAGTACGAGCCATCTCTGTACCAGTTGGCTTTCCAAGGAATTTAGCTAGTTCAGAACTAATAAGAGTGGGCTTAACAAAACCACTTGGCGAACGGTTACCTGTCTTGCGACGACGTTTGGCCTTCTCTTTCTGAGCAGCTTTAATTTCACGAACAGCTTTCTTCTCAAGAGCCTTAAAATCTACCTTTAGAGTAGCCATCTGTGTAACAAGTGACTGGAATTTAGTCATAAACTCAGTAAAAGAGTCTGTAAGCTGAGAAGCATCAGAAACAACTGTTACATTCTCAACAACCTGATTTTCAGTAGCAGGAGCAGCTACAACAGGCTCAGTCGATTTACGAGAAACTCTCTTCGAAACTTTCTTTGTAGAATCTTCAGTAGTTGTAGTCGATACTGGAGGAGTCTCAACTGGAGTATCCTCAGTTTTCTTCTGGACTGCGGTCTTCTTTACCATTATATTCTAGTATACTAACTCTTTTTTAAGTGTTTTAAAGCATAAATTATATTTTTATGCTTTAAACCCTGTCAAAAACGAATATTTAATTTCCTAAAACAGACTGATATAACCAAGGCATTGCTTCTGCTGCAGAATTATTCACAAGAGTTAATGCTGATAAGATGTAATATGTTCCTAAAACTCTTGCATCTCTATTAATTCCAGTTTTAACTAATTGTTCTAAAGAAGGTAAAATTAATTTTAATATTTGATTTTGAGATAATGTTGATAATATGTTAAAATTTATATTTCTAAATGGTGCTCCTAAAGGTGGACATATTTCTCTTTTTGAATTTTGTGATAAATTTGCTCTATATGTCCAAATATCATATAATTCCATTATAAATTTTAACAATAATCGTTTATTCAACCCTAATAACCATTCTATTTGTGTGTAATTGTCTAAAGAATCCATTTCCTGAAATAATGATAATACTCTCATCTCTAAAATTTGTTTATTTACTAAACTATCTGACTGATTTAAAGTTAATTCCACTGAAACTTTAAAAACTTTATTAAATTTAATTATCTTTTTGATATTTTCAAAAACTTCCTGAGGAAATTCTTTTGTAGTATATGGATTCACTGCACGAATACTTTTCTTTACAAATAAATTATAAATAGATATTAAATCAAATCCCCAAATTTTTCCCTCTAAATCTTTATAACTAAAAAAATTGTTATATTCAATATCTTTACAATTTTCTAAAGAAAGAAAATCTGACGCATTTACACATAAATCTCTATATATTAAAGCTGGACCACGTAAACTATTAAAATACTTACGTATATAATTTCTCCAAACTTTTTGTATTTTCTTTACCTGATATGAATATCTATTATAATTATAAACTCTTTTTAATAATTCTGTTTTATTTCCTGAAATTTTTAAATTAAACTTTTTATTTAACCTTTTTAATTGTTGAATATTAAAATCATAATCTAATAAATTTTGTGTGTTAAATGTCAAAATTTCCAACATTTCTTCAAAATTTTCCATAGTTATTTTTTCTCTCCTTTTCAATCTTTTTGGTAAGTCTACTGATAATAATGTTTCATAATAATTTGTTAATTCATTTTTAACCGTCATTTTATATATATACATCTTAAAATCTTTTTAATGTATTTTATTGACATTATATTTCTAGACAACTCATTCTAAGATTATATACAATAAATTTAAAATTTTTTCTACTTTCCTCATCCAATCTAAATTTATCTTTTCTTTGCAAATCTTTATCTTTCTCTATAATCTTTTTGATTAATTTATAAAAAGATAACAAATTACTTTTATCTTCTCTAAATTTTACTAAATTTTTATTGTTATTATTACACCAATCTAAAAATAAATCTAAATTTAAAATTATTAAACACTTTAAAATATAATAAGCAAATATACTAGAATTTTCTTTATAATTATCATTTCTAACCAAAAGATCTTTTAAATCTATATTATTATAAAATAACACTTTATCCATTTGAAATTTAGAAAATGTCATTTCATAAGATATCATTGATTCCACATTTTTTAAATATTTTTTTACATTACTATCTGATAACTTATATGATATTAAACAAATATTTATTAATTCTGCCCATATTTCTGTATAACACTCAAATATATTGTATTCTATTGATAATGGAAATAATTCTTTTATTTTATTATTAAATTCTTTTAAATTTAAATCTGAAAATTCTAATCCAAAACTATGTATACATTCATGTATTAATACTTTTACACATTCTTCTTTCCGATAAATTGTAATCTCTCCATCTTTTCTACAAACATATGAATATCCTGAATTTACATTGTCTGGACCTAATATATTTCCATTATTTTTTATCATTTTTTTAAAATTTGTCAAATATAAATTTATCTTTAAAAATGTATTACAATTATCATTTCCTAATCCACTAAAAAAAAATATTATTAAACTAATTAAATTATACAATTTATTAACATAATTTAAATCTTTTGATCCATATAGAAATATTTTTAACTCTATTAATCTAAATCCTACCTTAAATTTATATATTACTCTATTTGTTTTATTATTATTTATAAAATATTTTACATCATCTGGTAGGAATTTATTATGTAAAATTTTATTTTTTTTATCCAAAAAAACATCTCTCGATATTAAATTAATATTTCCACGAGATTTTTCAAAAATATCATATATATTTGTAAAAACTCTCGATTCTGTCTCATTAAATTTATATTTTATTAAACCATTATACAATAAAAAATTTTTTAATATTTTTACATCTTTATTTATTTCCATTATATAATATTTAGATTTTATTTAATAATTACTCTTTACACTTTTAACTTTATCTAGAGGTCGAAGACGATCTCTCCACATTCGTTGAGCTTTTCGTCGCTCTTTCATTAGCTTAACCTGTTTCTCTTTTCGTTGCTTTTTAATCACTTTTTCGCGATCAACATTTAGTAGATAGTTCACACCATTTGTTGAATATAGAAGATTGTTCTCTAAATAATACATTCGATTATTAAGATCCTCTAATTTACTAAAATTATCAGTTTCATTATGACTACAATTGGAATGATCACTATGCTCATGCTCAACATCATTATCAACTGTATTCTTAAAATTTGCTAGTTCAAATTCCCAATAATCATCTTCTCCATGTGTTAGACGTGCTTCAATATTCTTATCTAGAATCATATTTTTAAAATGTTGTGTCTTTTCATTATCATTCCACTTACCAACTGTAACAAAAGCAGCTGAATATAGATCATCATCCACATTTAGTTCACATTCCCACTGTTTTACAAGTTCAACATCATCTACAACACCATAACCTTCCTCCATAAAACGTTTCTTAATTAGTTCTACATCAGTTGGAAATACAAAATCTGGGATGTAAAGAACAGACATATCATTTGTTGTTGTCATCTTTTATGTCTTAATTTATTATTTAATTATCATTTCAATTTTTTAAAAATTGACAAAAATATAAATTTTTTAAAAAAATGAAAGATGAAAATTATTAGCTGGAATGTTGCTGGAATTCGTGCAAGAATTAAACAAAATTATCTAGATTTCTTAATAAACTCTGATATTGATATAATTTGTTTTCAAGAAACAAAAGCTACTCCAAATCAGGTTATTATTCCAGAAAATCTTAATAATGAATTTCCTTTTAAATATTGGAATTCTAATTTAGGCACAACTCAAAAATTAGGATTTAGTGGTACAGCTATCTGGTCTAAAATTCGACCAATTAAACAATTAGAAACGCCAGAATTTGATACAGAAGGTAGAATTACTACAATTGAATTTGACAATTTTTATCTATTGACTGTATATACTCCTAATTCTCAAGATATAGAGTCTCCACGATTTTTATATAGAACTCAATTTTGGGATCCAAAATTTACAGAATATATTAAATTTCTCTCAACTCAGAAAAATTTAATTATTTGTGGTGACTTAAATGTTTGTCATAATGAAATTGATATTTATGATCCAGTTAAATTTAAAAATAAAATTCCTAGTTTCTTTGATTTAGAACGTCAAGGTTTATCTACAATTCTTAACCATAATTTTATAGATTGTCTTAGAATTTTTAATAATAATGAAAATTTATATACATACTGGAATCAGAGAGTACCATCTATGAGAAAAACTAATCGAGGATACAGACTTGATTATTTCTTAATTAATTCTTCATTCAGAAACTGTATTAAAGATTGTAATATTCATCCTGATATCTTAGGAAGTGACCATTGTCCTACATCTATTACATTAAATTTTTAGTAAAATTTTAAATCTAACAATTAATTATAAAATATGCCATCTTTATCCCTACGCAAAGGAAAAAAACCTGAAAAAGAATCCGTTAGTAAAGTTTTAAAAGAATCTGTTGAAATATTAGATACTCAGTCCACTAGTGGTCATATGCTTACAAAAAGTGCATCTCTTACAGGATTAGCTTTAGCTAATAGTGCTAAGTTAGCTTTATTAAAAGGCCCATTAGCACTTGATTACCTTTGCGTTGCCTGTTTAAGTGTATTATTTTATCATTACTGTGGAAATTTTTTTTAATTTAAATAATTTATTAATTAATTTATTAAATTATTTTTTTAAATTTCATTATAACAGTCATTTATCATTGTTCTTTTTAAAATTTTTATAATTTCCTCTGAATTTGATGTATATTTTTCTGCAACAGCAGCAGGAAACCAAGGCATTTTCATTGCCGAAACTGTATAAAGTTTGATATTAGGATTTATTATTTTTGAAAAAGCAGATAAAGCACTTGATGTTTTAATAATTGTATTACATTTAGATAATGCTAACATATCAATAATACTTGAATAAGTTAGATTGTCTCTATCTATATAACTACTATTAGCTCCTTTTCTAAAAAACCCAAAATTTAATGAGTTATTTGATCTAGTTTGAGTATATTCTATAACTTTATCAGGATATTCCATTTTAATTTCATTTATAAATGCTTGTTCATCACTACAACAAAATATTTTTTCAATTTCATTGTTTTCTATATAATCTTTTACAATCAATATCATCTCCTCCCTCTTTATAAAATTTGATTGACCATTATCATAGTTTTTATCTGTTCCGCGATAATGAATGCCTAATGTTTTATCATTAATATCTAAATCATAAACCTTATCTAAAATAAAATTATTAAATGTAAAGTATTTATTGAATATTTTATTAGCAATTTCAAAACTTTCAGTATTTATCTCTAACAATTTATTATTAGCTACATTATTAATAAAAAATTTATGAAGTGATATTTCTATTAATTTAATATTACCTTCATCAAAAATATATTTTTTTTTGGGTTTTATAAACTTTGGTATTAAATTTTTATTATTATGTGTATTTATATCAAAAATAACTTTTGTATTATTATCATTTATATTATATAAATTGTTTTTTTCAAGATAATATAATACTTCTAATAACCAACATAAACACTGACCATATATTCCTTCTGTAAAATCTTGACTATTTGAAAATATTTTTATATAGTTATTCATTATTAATAGTAAATTATATACCTTTAAATAATTAAATATATTTAAAAGTATTTATTAAATTATTTTATTAATTTTCTAATTTTCATTAATTCTGTTGCTACTTCTGGTTTTTGACCTCTTTTATATTTCATTAATTTACTTTTTCCTGTGCTTTTTAAGATTTCTTTTAATTCAGGATTTTGTATAAATTTAGTATAATAAGCTTTATGTATATATTCTGGTAATTTAGTATAATATATTTCATCTATTACTATATGACTTGGTCTAATCTGTTTATCTTTATATTTTCCTTTTTTTGTACCTGCAGCTTTGGCTAAAAATGGATTTTGACTAATTGAAGAATTGGAATCTAAAGAAAACTGATTATAAAATGAAGGAAAACCATTTTTAAATTTATTAGCATTTAAATAATGTTCTACTGTTTTCCATTTTTTACCATCTATTTTTAGTTCATCACCCTCATATAAATCTGATAATTTTTTTCTCCAATCTTTTTTACCAGCTAATTTACTAAAATTATTAATATCTTTTGCTGATATTTTTTCACCATTTCCTTTACCAGGCAATTGATCTAATGATTTACTACAGAATAAAAATACTATATTATCATTAAATAAAGGATTTATAGGATCACTAATTAAATTTAAACCTCCTCCTTCTAAAATTTCCTCTTGACTTCCTTTAAATTCTTGAAAATCTGGGATTAATACAAAAGCTCCTGATTCCCCTTCTAAACATTTTTCAGCAATTAATTCTTTTACTTTGAAAGGAAGCTGATTAAATGTAAAAGCTCCTCTTTTTTTATAAGTAATTAACTGATAATGAACTCCATCATATTCAGTCATTATATAATATGTAGGTTCAAATTTTCCTCTTGACTCTAAAATTGGATCATTTAATTGACCACATAAAATTATATTTTTTTCATCAACTGATATCTCTTTTGGTTTGCCATCTAAATCTTTAGAATTATATTCTTCTTTAGAAAAGATAATTAATTTAATATTTAATAAACGTTCTAGGGTAGATATGGCCCAAGTATCCGCCCAATAATCAGGAGACTCTATAAACTCTTTAAATTGAATTAAATTTTTAACATTTTTTAATTTTTTAAATTCTTCAAATAATTGTTTTTGTAAAGATAATTGTTCTTTTAAACTTTCAAATTCTTTTTTTACAACACTAGCCTCTTCTATAATTTTTTTATGTTCAGATCTATCAGATGTAGAAGATAATAATACTTTTAATTCTTTATTTCTTTTTATTAATACTTGTAATTCCTCATTTGTTATTTCAATTGCTGATTTATACATTTCATACTGAGCTCTATAATTTTCAAATAATTCTTGATCTGCTTCACTTGCAAGAGAAATTCTTAATTCTTTAACAGTTTTTTTTATACCAACTGTTTCTAATCCATCTCTTATAATACAAAAAAGACAATCACCACCACCTTCATTATTAATTACATCAAAATTATTATTTTTAAAATATTTTTCTATCCATTTAGTTGTTTTCCCTAATAAAAATTCATTTTGTTCTTTATAATATTCTTTAGCACTTATTTTAAATTCATCCACATCTTTAGTTGGTTTTATTTCTATTTTTTCTTCTAATTCTTGATCTGGTCCATAATAATCTAATGCTTCTGGGTCAATTCCTTCTTCTTCTTCTTCTTCACCCTCACCTTCACTATCTTCTCTCTCTCTCTCTCTATCTTCTTCTTCAACTTCTTCTTCACTTTCTCCTTCTTTAATTTCTTGTGCTTTATCTATTATTTTTGTTACTTCTTTTCCTTCCTCTGTAATTTCATCTACTTCTTCAGAAATTTTTGATAATTTTTTTTCATCTTTGTCAAACAAATCACTATTATTAGTTAATAAAGCTAAATTTGATTTAATAAATGAATAGATTAAAGGCTGATCTATTAAATTTAAATCTAGATCACCAAATTTATCCAAAATATTAGATAAATTACTTGATAAAACTTCAAAAACTCCAATTTGTAATTTTACTCGTTTTTTATCTATTAGATAAATTGGAAAATAAACTATATTGGCTTCTTCTTGAAAATTTGTGTTAATTTGTCCAATACCTATTACTATTGGTTTATTATAAAGTTCTATTTTATAAAGTGGTGCATTAAATCCTATATCAACTTGATCAATATATCTAATATCTGGAAAATTTATTGATGGATTTATTTGAGATTGAACCATTATATATTTCTAATATATTTTATTTATATTTTAATCTCATCTTTTAGATCCATAAATTTAAAAATACATTTATTACTTATACTTAATCTATTTGAAGTTTTCATATTGCTTATATAATTAATATTATTAGAAATATATTCTCTCATATCAATATTTTCAACTATAGGATAAAAATCTTTAATAAAAATAAACATTATATCTGAAATTTGATCTGTTAAATAAATCTTATTTGGTAAATTTGTTATTTCAAAAAATAATTCAAGCAAACTACTTATTAATTTATAGATTTCTAGACTATTTATTTGATTTAATAATAATAAATTAATAAAAAATTGTGCCTCTCCTTTCTTTTTATCTATCTTTTTATTAATCTCAGAAATATCATCAAATGTTAAATTTGATTTTAAGTCTAATTCTTTTTCATTTTTATAGTATTCATTAAAATTTAATATTTTATCTTTTAAAACATCAGTAAAAAATTTAAAATCTTTTAAAACAAAACTAAAAAGTTTTGCATAAATTTTAGAAAATAAAATATTATTAATAATAATATCAAATGCTGATTTACCAACTTTTAAGCATTCTTCATTAGTAAAATCTTTTTCAATACACATAAATTTTTCTTTAATTAAACTTGATATTGAATCAAATGATTTTTCTGTTAATTTATTTAATAATATTCTTATTGAATCTATTTCCTTTTCTATTCCTTGATTTTTTTTTATAATTGTAGGATTAAATTCTATATTACTCATGAAATTATAATCCTTCTTTTTTTTTCTATATTTATCTCCAATAAAATCTGGTGTTTTATTATATCCTTCAGCACAAACTAATGAAGCTAAATTATTAATAGCCTCTATCACTTTTATATCTAATATATTATCAGGTATATTTTTTTTAACTTCTAAAAATTCATCGATTGCTATGGTATTCATCATTTAAAACAATAAATATTAATTTTTATATCTATTTCGAATATTAATATTTAATATATTGATTTAAATGTTAAAATTTATTTTAATATATGAGTTTAGAAACCATCCAAAATGATAATTCCAATTCAATAGATAATTGGGATGATTTAAATTGTGATATGAAATTAATAAGAGGTATTTACTCTTATGGTTTTGAAAAACCTAGTCCTATTCAACAAAAATCAATAAAACCAATTATTGATAAAAAAGATGTTATTGCACAAGCTCAATCAGGTACTGGCAAAACCGGTTGTTTTGCGATTGCATCATTAGCACTAATCGATTATGATTTAGATGCATCTCAAATTATTATTTTAGCTCCAACCAGAGAATTAGCCGAACAAATTAAAAAAGTAGTAGATAATATTAGTCAATTTTTGGATAATTTTTCATCTGAGTTATTGATTGGAGGTATAGCTAGTGATGAAAATATTAGAAATTTAAAAAAAAATCCTAAAATGTTAATAGGTTGTCCCGGAAGAATATATGATATGTTACAAAGAAAATTTTTGTCACCACAATATATTAAAACTATTGTCATTGATGAAGCTGATGAAATGCTTTCATCTGGATTCAAAGAACAAATATATAATATTTTTCAAAAATTACCTACGACTGTTCAAGTTGCCTTATTTAGTGCTACATTACCTTATGAAATTAGAAATTTAACTAATAAATTTATGAGAGATCCTATTGAAATATTAGTAAAAAATGAGCAATTAACTTTAGAAGGAATAAATCAATATTTTGTAAATTTAAATGATGATCATGATAAATTTGAGACAATTAAAGATTTATTTTCTAATATATCTGTTTCTCAATGTATAATTTATTGTAATAGTATTCAAAGAGTTAATGATTTATATGATTCAATGAAAAATGAGGAATTTCCAGTATGTAGAATCCATAGCAATATGACCAAAGAAGAAAGAAGCAATAATTATAGAAGTTTTCTAACAGGGGATTATAGAGTTTTAATTTCATCAAATGTTACAGCTAGAGGTATAGATATTCAACAAGTTAGTACTGTAGTTAATTTTGATATTCCAAATGATGTACATACTTATTTACATAGAATAGGAAGAAGCGGAAGATTTGGAAGAAAAGGATTAGGAATTAATTTTATAACAAAAAGAGATATTCGTAAGTTGAAAGATATTGAAGAATTTTATGAAACTAGTATACAAGAATTACCCAAAAATTTTTAACACGTTATTTTATCTATTTTTTAATAAGATAATATACTAATGTCTTTAGAAGAATTTCAATTACCTATAGTTTATCAAAAAAAGAAAGAATTGTTAGATGAAAAAGTAATATCAGATCTTGAATTAAAAGAGACAGAAAATAATATTTCAATTTATGAACATATTTTCTCTCCTAAAACTATTTTTGGAAGAGATATTTTATCAAAATGGGCTGAATATTATACTTATGATGAATCATTCCTCAAAGAGACAAAAGAAGTAATTCAAAATTTGGATTATAATTTAACAAATGATATTTGTTTCAATGAAATTAATAATATTTATAAAGAAATCGATGAAAATAAATACTTCAATCAAGAATATTCTTATTTAGATATTGATTTTTTAAACTTAAATGATCTTAATTATAATGAATTATTTTTACAATTTTTATCACTTTATAATATTTGTTCACCTATTATTTCTCTATTAACTCCAATTATATTAGCAATTATTCCATTTTTTATTATTAAATTACAAGGATATCCAATTACATTAGAAAATTATCTTACATTTCTAAAAAAGAGTTTTGCTTCTCACGCTTTAGGTTCTCTCTTTGAAGATTTTAATTCTATCAAAATAGAAAAAAAAATTTATATTGGTATTAGTTTATTTTTTTATGTTTATCAAATTTATCAAAATGTAAATTCATGTATTACTTATTTTAAAAACTTATCAATAATACATAATAATATATTTAAATTAAGACAATATCTTGAATTTTCTATTAACTATATGAATAAATTCTATGAAAGATTTAATAAATTATCTTGTTACAAAGAATTTAATCAAAATTTAAAAAGTCATATAGACTTTCTTTTAGATTTTAAAAATAATATAGATAAAATTTCTCCTTATACATTTTCTATAGATAAAATTAAAGAACTTGGTCATTTACTAAAATACTATTATAATCTTAAAAATAATAAACAATATCTAGCATCTCTCAAATTCAGTTTTTATTTTAATGGATATTTAGAAAATTTATCGGAAATTAAATATAATATTACCAATAAAATTATGAATTTTTCAAATATTACAAAGAATAAATGCAATTTTAAAAATGCCTACTATCCACCATTAAAAAATGAAAATCCTGTCAAAAATTCTTATAAATTAAATAAACATATTATAATTACAGGACCAAATGCTAGTGGTAAAACAACCATATTAAAAACAACTGCTATTAACATTATTTTAAATCAACAAATTATGGCTGGATTTTATTCTCAAGCTGATCTTAAATTATATCATTTTATTCATTCATATATTAATATACCAGATACTTCTGGGAGAGATAGTTTATTTCAAGCTGAAGCAAGACGTTGTAAAGAAATAATTGATAAAGTATCTGATAATCCTAAAAATAAACATCATTTTTGTATATTTGATGAATTATATTCTGGTACCAATCCATATGAAGCAATATCAAGTGCTTATAGTCTTTTAGAATATCTTAATACTTTTAAAAATCTTAACTTTGTTTTGACTACCCATTATACAGATTTATGTAAAAAATTAGAAAAATTTGATTCAATGAAATTATTAAAAATGAAAATTTTAAATAATAAACAGCTAAATACATTTGATTATACTTATAAAATAGAAAATGGCATTTCTGAAATTAAAGGAGGTAGTAAAGTTTTAAATGAATTAAATTATCCAAAAGCAATTGTATCATCTATTTCTAAGACTATTTCCCAAATAGAACTTTGATATTTATTTACGTTAAAAGATACCTTTTAATATCTCTTATTATTGTAAATAAATGTTTGATCTCTTTTCTAAATTTGATATTACTTTCTTTTTAACTTTAGCTATTTCCCTTCTTATTGGGGGTGCTATATTTTATTATTGTTTTACAAGACTTAATATTTTAGAAGAAAGTGTTATTAACCAAGGAAAAATTTTACAATCTTTTATTTCTGGTCAAGTCAATTTAATACCTCACCCTTTACCTACTGAATCTCAACAAGAAGAACCATCTACTATGAATGACAAAATAGATATTTCTGATGATGAAACTGATGATGATGATGATGATGATGATGATGATGATGATGAAATTAACATTAAAAACATGCACAAAATTAAAAATGCTGAAAATGAAACTGATAGTGAAAGTAGTGATGATGATGATGATAATAATGAGGAACCCTATAATAATTTAAAAATAGATAATCACGATCTTAAAGATGTAACTCAAGTTGGAATTTTAGATTTAGGAGGATCGATGAATCCAGAAACAACAGGAGTTGCTATTTTAGGACATATTTTAGATATGGATAGAATTTCTGCAACAGTTATGGATACTTCTTTAGAAAAAACTGAAGATATTAAAATTGTAGATGTTTCCAAAGATGATTTAATTACTGATGTTACTGAAAATGATGAAAACAAAAAGAAAAAATCTTTAAGTAAAATGAGTAATAAAGAGTTAAAAGATTTAATTATAAAAAAAAATTTAGGAAATGAATCTGATATTAAAAATTTACAAAAAAAAGAATTATTAGAAATTATTCAAAATGAAAACCAATCAATTATTGAACAATAATAAAATAATAATATTATATAATTTATATTATGAGTTGGGGTACTTGTTATTCCGGATCAAATAATATTTTTACTTCTGCACCTCCATTAATGAGTGATGGTAGAAATTATGCAAATTGGAGAACTGGATGTGAAATTGATCAATCAATTAAAAAAAGTGCTGGAATTCAAAGTAATAGTGATTATAGACTTTTTTTAATTAATAATGCAGATAAAATTATAGAATTTAATCAATTAGAAGCTTGTAACAACTGTGGATGTTGTCCCTATTTTCAATCTAATTCTGGTCAAATGAATCGACCATTTTTATATGAAATTGATTGTTATGCCAAAAATAATGATTGTAGACCCTTCGGTTATGAAAATAGTGATCTTAAAAATCTTTATCTATCTAGAGAACAATTAGCTGCTTTAAAAACTCAACCCTTAACATTTATAAAAACTAAATAAATAATTAATTTATTTAAAAATTTATAAATTAATTATATATGAAATTATTAAGCTTTGATGTTGGTATTAAAAATTTAGCTTATTGTTTGATTGAATATAAAAATAATAATATTAATATTATTGATTGGAATATTATTAATCTTTGTGAAAATCAAGAAGTTAAATGTAATTATTGTAGTAAACCTGCTAAATTTTTTAAAAATGATTTATACTGTTGTACTGGTCATGCTAAAAAAGAAAAATTTAGAATAAATACATCTGAAGTAAATATAGATAAATTAAATATTCATAAATTGAGAGAAAAAGCTATAGAATTTGATTTATCTTACAATAGTCCAATTTTAAAAGAAAATTTATTAAATTTAATTAAAGAATATATGCAAAATAATTTTTTTGATACTATCAAAGAAAAAAAAGCTGATGATTTTAATCTAATCACTCTTGGAATTTCTTTAAAAAATTCTCTCGATCTATTATTTGATAAATTTACAAATATCAATTATATTTTGATAGAAAATCAAATTAGTCCTATCGCAAATCGAATGAAATCTATACAAGGAATGATTGCTCAATATTTTATTATGAAAAATTTAAAACAAATCGAATTTATTTCAGCTCAAAATAAACTTAAATATTTTATTGAACAAAAAAAAACAACTTATAGTGAAAGAAAAAAATTTTCTATTGAAACTTGTAAAGATTTATTATTAAAATATAATCAAGAAAATTTAGCTTTTTTTATTAATCATAAAAAAAAAGATGATTTAGCAGATTGTTTTTTACAAGCTTTTTATTTCTTTATAAATAAAAATTTAATAAATATATAATACGTATTACTTAAAATTAAAAGTTCTTATATAATCATAATGGCAGAACTAGTTCCAGAAGTAATTGACATAAATAAAGTCTCTCAAGATGTTTTAAATATTTCTACTGACTCTCCAAAACCCTCTATCAATTTTGGTGGAGGCATTGAATTACTTATGAATGAAAAGAGATCTCAAAATAAAACTCCAACTTCTGATATCGATTTAGAAGATATATCTAAACTTGAAGATGAATTAAATGATTTAACTGATTCTGTTAAACCTATTAATACTAGTGAAATTACTAAATCTGATATTTTTAAACCTGATTTTTCTACTAATTCTATAAGTAATCCATATGAAAATGAAAATACTGATAAAACTATTCCTTTAACAAAAGAAACCGATGAAAAATTAAAAGTTAATTTTGAAAATGTAGAAAATATTAATAAAGAAAAAAATGATAAAACTTGGGATGGTTTTAATAGTTTTAATAATATTCCTAATCCTGATATTCCTGCCACTCCAAAAATGAGCAGAGAAGAGTTACTTAAAGAAAAATTTAAATTTTTAAGAAAACTAGAAGCTCTTGAAAAAAAAGGTATTACTTTAACAAAAAAATATTCCATGGAATCATCATTAGATGAAATGCAAGGAGAATATGAAATGATAATGGCTGAAAAAGAAAAAAGTAACAGTATTAAATTTCAAGGCAGAATGTTAATGGCTTGTTTAACTGGTATTGAATTCTTAAATAATAAATTTGATCCTTTTGACATCAAACTTGATGGATGGAGTGAACAAGTACATGAAAATATTGATGATTATGATGAAATTTTTGCTGAGCTTCACGATAAATATAGATCTAAGGCTCAGATGGCTCCTGAAATTAAACTATTATTCCAATTAGGTGGATCTGCTTTAATGATCCATATGACTAACACTATGTTTAAATCTTCTATGCCAGGTATGGATGATATCATGAAACAAAATCCTGAATTAATGAAACAATTTACTCAAGCTGCTGCTAATACTATGAGCGAAAATAATCCTGGTTTTGGAGGATTTATGAGTAATTTTATGGGAAGAGATGACGAGGTACCTCCTAATACTGGTCCTCCTCCTCCTCCTGTTGAAACTCAAGTTAATAAATCACAAAAACCATCCATTCCTAATAATAAACCTAATATGAATTTTATGAGAGATACTGGAATTTCAATTGAAAATCAATTTGGTGATGTAACTAGAGAAAGAGCGGCACCACCACAAAAAAGACCTGAAATGAAAGGTCCTCAAGATTTATCTTCAATATTATCTGGATTAAAAACTAAAAGTGTAAATATTGGAGAGAAAGATGATAGCACTATTAGTATTAAAGACTTAAAAGAAATGAATAATCAAAATCCTAGTTCTAGAGGTAGAAGAAAACAAAAAAGTGATAAAAATACTATTAGTCTAGACATGTAAATTTACTATTAATCACAAAATATAAAAAAAATTAATTATTAATTTTATATTTTATGGAAAACAATAACCTCCATTACTACATATTAAACTTAAAATTATACTTATTATTACATACCAAACAAAAAATGATATTCCACTTGTTATCGCCCACCAAAATGGTTTATTTCCCAGCACTAACATAAATATTATCCATATAGAACTCCATATTAATGCAGCTCCTAAATTTAAACTTTCAACTGTTAAATCCATTTATATAATTATTTAATATTTTTTTTAAATAGACTATTTAAATCCATAGGATTACTATTTTTAACACAATTATATTTACTAAAATTTTTTACACCTTTACTCTTTAAATATTCCTCATCTATTAATTGTTTTCCTGTAAATTCTATACTTTCTTCTTTTAACATTTCTATTATTGCATCTGAAACTATATCTGGTTTTCTCCAATTCTCTCTCGTTCCTACTTTATTTTTTATTACCGCATCTGTTTCTATTGCTGTTTTCGGCCAAATTGTATTTGCTACTATTCCTTTATTCTTAAATTCTTCTGCTACTCCCATTGCTACCATTGACATACCAAATTTACTTATCATATATGCTGTCATATTTTTATAAATAAAGGGTTTATCTACATTTATTAATGGAGGAGAATGATTAATTATATGACCTGAATTATTTTTTAACATTAAAGGTAATGATTCCCTTGTCATATTAAATGTCCCTTTTGTATTAATATTATTTATTAAATCGTACCTTTTATCAGTGGTTGAAAGAATATCTGTCCACCATAAAGCACTAGCATTATTTATCAAAACATCTAGTCTATTAAACTTATTATTTATCTTTTCAATACAATTTTCAATTGAAGATAAATTTCTTATATCTAATGGTATCGCTAATGTATCTACATTGTATTTTTTTTTTATTAATTCTTCTGCTTTATATATATCTCCTCTTACTGGATCATTTGTGGATTTTCCAGTTATAATCACATTATAATTATGTTGCGCTAATTTTTGAACTATATTTAATCCAATTCCTCTTGTTGATCCAGTAACTAATGCTACCTTTCTCATATATATTTAATAAATTAAATATATATTTATCTCAATTTTTAATATTATTTAATATTAAATGTTCACAGAATTTATTGTTACTTCTATTATATTATCAATTATATTATTTTGTACAGATCACTTTTACTATAATAATGATACTGGTTCCTCTATTATAAAATCTATAATTTTTATTTTAGCCAGTATTGGATTAGCCTACTTAATTTCATATTTATATGGAATGCCTCCTAATGTATCTATTAAGAAAAAAACTGATAAAAATAAAGATGATGATTCATTAAAAGGTGCTAATCAAAATGTTATTAATGCATTAGAAAAAAGTTTAAAACAAGCTGGACATCAAATTGCTGGAAATACATCTGGAACTAAAGACTTTATGACTTCTATGTTTTCTTTCTTATCTCAAGAAGATCCATAAATTATTAGTTAAGTTTAAAATTTAAATATTTTCATATAATTTATTTATTATGAAAACTTTTGTAATAAATTTAGATAAATATCAAGATAATTTTAACTACCAAAAACCATATTTAGAAAATGTTGGTTTAGAAGTTTATAGATTTAAAGGTATTAATGCAATCCAAAATGAACACTTAGAATATAAGAAAATGATTAATCCTCAAGCTTTAAATTATTGTCCTAATTCTATTCTAGGCTGTAGTTTATCCCATATTCTATTATCTTTACATATTACTAATTTAGATTCAGAAATAACTTTAATTATGGAAGATGATGCTTTCCCAAAATTTGATAAAGAGTTATTTCAAAATAAATTAAAAAATACAATAAATGATATCCAAATTTTAGATAAAGATTGGGATATTATTCAGTTACATAGTGATGCTCCTTTTCCTACTTATAATACATATTGTATTCATCCATTATGTGGAAGTACTGCGGCTTATCTTATTAGTAAAAAAGGAGCTATTAAAATGTCAAAAGAAAAATCTACTTGGCATATTGATATTCATACTTCTGCTAATCCTAAATTTAAAAAATATAGATCTAAGGAAAATTTATTTTGGACAAAAGAAGAAACTAGTTTAAATAGAAATTTAAATTCTTCTCTGTTAACTAATTTAATATCAGAATTCCTTACCATAATAATTCCATTAAGAGGAGAAAAAACTTGGAATGACTTTTTAAATTTTAAAATAATTAAGTTAAAAAATAAAGATATTTATGCTTTTGAAATTATAAATAATTTATTATTTTTTATATTTTTAAAATATATCTCTAACATATTTCGTAAAAGATTAACTTTAACGTTTAAATTTCTCTAATTAATTATTTTATTTTAATATAATGCCTTCCACCAGTATCCCTTCAAAAAGAGAGAATATTTTAGAAATTATTTCCGAGAAATTAGAAGCATTTAGTAAAAAAAAAGAATCATTAATAAAAGAAATTGAAACAAAAAAAGAACAATCTGTTGAAATTAAAGCTATTATTTTAGAACAACAAGAGACATTAAATTCTACTGAAATTCAAATTTCTGAATCTGAACAAGAAGTTCAAAAACTAGAAACCATTATTACTGAAATTCAACAGGGTTATGATAGCATTGTCGAAAGTGGTAATTGTTTAATGTCTATTGTTAAGAATGCTGAATAAATTATTATAATATAATTATATATATGAAATATAAATATGATTTAAAGAAAATAATATGGTTATTATTTTTAGCTTTTATATCAGTATTTGGTATTTTTTTTATAATATTTTTAATTAATAAAAATAAATATGCTCGCATAAATTTTCACAATTTACATCCTAAACAATTAGAAGATATACAGCATATCGATTTTTATAAAGAAAATAATTCACTTTTAAAAGAACAACAAGATTTTTTTGTAGAAAATTTTAGAGGTCACAGAAATAGAAGACCTCTTAGAAGACGAAGACATTTACATTATCCTCAAAGAACATGGTATGGAAACAATTGGGGTTATAGATATAGACCTCCCCCACCTTACTATGTAAGTAGTTATTATTATCCACCTCCACCTCCTCCTCCCTTATACTATTATACATGGTATAATCCTTTCACTTGGTTCTCTCCTGTATGTAAAGAAGGTTGCGTTCTAACTGGAAATAATGAGTATGGTTGTCAAAGACCAGGAATTGGTCCTGATCAATGTGTATTTGCATCCGATTGCGCTGGTTGTTAATTTTTTTGTAAATATATATATATTTACAAATGAATACAACATTAAAAGGACCAATAGACAGTATTTTTCTTGTATTTTTAGCATTAATGGGTAGTGTTGGCTTTAAATTATTAGGGTGTCCATTACAAGATCTATTACAAAATAATGTTTGGGCTAGACAATTTACCTATTTTATTGTTGTTTTATTTACTAGTTCTTTTCTTGATGATGGAAGTAACCCACCTTTAGTACATTTTAGAAATGCATTTTTAATTTACTTATTTTTAATTGTTTTTACTAAAATGACAGTTAGATATACTGTTATTGTATTCTTTTTAATCTTAACTATATATGTTTTACATATCTACATGAAATATTATAATTCAAAAATTAAAGATAATAATAAACAAGATGATCAACATTATTCATCTTTAATTAAAAATTTAGATTCAATTAGTACATACTTAGCATTTGCGGTTGTAGTTGTACTTACTATTGGTTTTTCTACTTTTGTTATTCATAAAAAGAAACAATATGGAAATAAATTCGACTTTGTTAAATTTATATTTGGAGTTAGAGCTTGTAAAGAAAGAAAAGTTAAAAATAAAACTACGGGATTTTTTGCAAAAATGCTTAAGTAATTTTTAATCTTTTATTTAAATTTTCTAAAATTTCAAGTGTTTCTTTATCATCTTTTATTTTTAATTTCTTTTGTACTATCCAATTATTTTTCATTTCTAATGATCTCTTTTTTCCTGCAACTGTAATTTCTATCTTTTTAAATTCATTATTTATATTCTCTCCACTTTTTTTTAAAACATTTCCAAAATCTTCCATTCCATCCATTTGGTAAGGATACATCATGATATTTTATATGTATATTTATTTATACTCTAAAAATAAATTTTATTTAGCATAATTGATAAAAAAAATTTAAATTTTTTTGAGAGAAAATCCCGATTTTATAATAATTTAATTCATCAATGAAAAAAATATTGAATATTATTATAATAGATGTTAAGTATAATTCAAAATATTCCAAATGTTAATACATATTCCACTTAAATATGTATTTGAAAATTTAAAATTACAACATAAACCTAATACATTATGGTTAGAATTTGGAGTAGCAAGTGGGAGAACAATTAATTATATTTCAAAATTTACAAATGATAAAGTTTATGGATTTGATAGTTTTGAAGGATTGCCTGAAAAATGGAGGGATGGTTTTGGGAAAGGTGCATTTAATAGAAATGGTAAATTACCAAATGTAAATAACAATGTAGAATTAATTAAAGGATGGTTTGATAATACATTACCTAATTTTATAAAAAATCAAAATAAAAAAGTTTCTTTCATTCATATAGATGCCGACTTATATAGTTCTACAAAATGTATTTTAAATAATTTAAAGGATTATATTGATAAAGATTGTATTATTGTATTTGATGAATTAGTAAATTATCCTGGTTTTGACGGAGATACAGGAGAACTCAAAGCATTTTATGAATTTATCACTGAAAATAAAGTAGATTATGAATGGATTGGAATGAATGGAACACCAACTGGTATGTGTGGTTATCATCACGAAAATGTAGCATTAATTATTCATTCAATAAATTAATTTTAATTACTATACTTTATTTATCATATAGTAATTATGCCAAAAAAATAAAATTTTTTGAGAGAATTAATTAACTTAATCTCTCCACCTCGATACTCCACCACGACGACTATTTGCAATTTTTTGAAACTTAATAGGATCATTCTTCTTTAAATTGAATCTCTCCTGTTGCTTCATTTTCTTTCTATCTACTTTATGATTATTAACACTTTGTTTTCGTTCACGAATGCTGAGCTCACTCTTATTTTGCATCCTTTCACACTCTCTATTAATCCTGAGAAAAGCATTTCAATTTTTTTTAAAATTAAAAATTTTAATACTAATTATTATAGTAAAAAAGTTATTTGATTAATTAAGAAAAAAGAAAAATAAGAAGAAACTCTAAAATAAAAAATATTTTTTAAAAATTTTACTCTTCTTGAAAGATTACTTTGAATTAAGGGAGCTCTTTCTAATAACATCAAAGTTGGTAAAATAAAAGGCATATAAAATATATTTAAATTTATTTTTATATATTTTATATAATTATTTAATTTTTCAAATGAATATTATTACATATTTTTTTAATAGTTTTATTTTCTTTAAGATCTAATTCATCGGTTGCAGAATTAATTAATTGAATATATTCTTCTCTTTCTTTTTCATTATTTAAATAATTTGGATGAGCTTCTGTCCATTTATCTAAACTTTTACTTTGTTTATAGCTTATTTTCTTTAAAGCTTCCTTTAAACCATCATTATTTATGTCTTTTTCCCAACCATCATTTTTAATATACAAAACCTCTCTTTTGGGATCTGTACAATGCATTGGTCTCTCCTTGATGGATAATTTATTCATATTTTCTATAAAAATATCTGCTACTCCTTCATTTATTCCTTTATCTTTTGTTAATAATAAATTGTCCATACTAACTTTAATTTTATCTATAAATTGATCTATTGATAAAGCATCTTTGCACTCTTCATTTAAAAATATATTTATATTAATTTTTTGATTATTATTAATATTTGTATTTCCATTTCCTACTTTTGGAATCAATTCTCCAATATGTCCAATTAATTTGGCATTCTCTTCCATTGCTGTTTTCAACATTTTTTTATAATCAATTTCTTCATCTTCATTATTATCTGTTATTATAATTTCATCTTTTTTACACGTTTTTTTATGTTTATATAGACTTGAATGATGCGAATATTCTTTTCCACATTCACAAATATATTTTTTTGCACTTTTTTGCAAGATTTTTGTAGTATTTTGTAGCATTTCATTATTTTTGTGTTTTTTGGTCTCAAGATGTTTATCAAAATTATTTTTATTAAACGAAATGAAGTCACATTTTTCGCAGACAAATTTCTTTGCATTTTTTTGCAAGTTTTTTGTTGCCATTTGTAGTATATTTAGACTACATAAAAAAATGCCTAAATAGTTTTTAAAAAATATATAAAAATTTTATGGTAACACTTTTAAAATTTTAAATATAGAAATAAGACCATTAAGGTCTAAAATGAAAAAATAAGTTTTTTTAAGAAATTTTTAAAGGGATTTTTAAAAAATGGACAAGAAAAGTTTGTCCAATTTTCAAAATTCGATTGGAGAATTGAAAAATATTTTTTTTTAGATTTATTATTTTAAAAATTTACCAAACCATAATGGTCTCATTTTTAAAATATGTAATTATGGTCTTATAAAAATAAATGTTTTTAAAATAAGATAATAGCATAATCAGTTTTATAAAATTAATAATGGAAAAAGGAGATGGAACAATCATTAATCTTCTTCAATACAATGAAAACCTATACCATTATATATATCTTTTAACCAATGAACAGAATTACTATAGTTAATAATATTTAATCTCTTAGATAGTTCATTATTATTTGTTGCAAAATTTAAAATTTGTAAAATTCTGTCAAAATTAATTTTTCTCGAAATTTCTCTATTATTACTCCAAATATTTTTTGAATTAGATAATTCAAAAAGAGGAATTGTATCAGGATAATTAATATCTGGTTTTAAGTTAGGTAAACTTCCAACTTCAGATTGTAATTGATTAGTAGTAGTTAAAATATGAGTACTTCTTTGGTAATCTTCAACAAGTAGAAATCCTGTATGCCAACTATTACCTGGTTGAAATTCTATAATTAATGCATCATCTCGAAGTAATGATTTAAATACACCTGCTGCTCCGTGATAATATATATATATATCTGTATTAGACATAATAGATAATTGTTCTTCGTATGATAAACGCCCAGTGTCAATAAGTTTAAATATATATTTTTTTTCCTCACAAAATTTTCTAAGAATATTTATAATACCATCATCATTTATTGCACGTCTCCCTTTACTTCTTGTATTATAAACAAGGCATTTATCATTATTCTTTTGATATCTTTTACGTAGAATTTCAGAACCAGAATTAATATATTTTAAAAAATTATAACCACGTATTAAACCTCGAGTATATTCATATTTATTATCATCAAAATTAAGTGTAATAGCGGTGTTATTAAGAATATTATTTGGTGCTAAAAATAAAATTTTATTTTTGTAGAATATTTTATAAAGACCCTCTAATAACAAATATCCATTTGGTTTCCACTCAAATATTAATTGTATATCTTTATTAAATATGTTATCATATGAATTTGATTTATCTAATTCTTCAAAATAATTTCTTAATAAAGTAAATGTTGCACAAAAATGTCCCCAAAAAAGATGACAAAAATTACCTGAACTAATAGAAGCAAATTGTGTATTTTTTCTTATATAAAATATGTACTTCATTTATATAAACAATATAATAATTATATTTAAATAAATAAGATTTATTTAAATATATAAAAATATGGAAAATGGAGCTTACATATTTTTAACAGAAAATGATGAAATAGATTTATTTTTATTTAAAAAATGTACAAAGGAAGAATTACAAAATGCTTTACCTATGAATTTTCAATGTGGAGAGATAAAAGATAATCATAATTGTTTGGCAGTATTTTTCCATAATGGAGCAGATTATTTGGGTAGTGGTAAATTAGAAGATATACCAAATATTATAAAAGAAAAAGGTATGATAGATTTACTAAATAACACTTATGAAAATATTGTTAATAATGGATTTGGTAATTTAAAGCGTAAACAATTTGATAATTTTGTAAATTTTAGTAAAAATCAATTAGGTTAAAGTAGGAATCATTTGTTCTTCATCAGTATTATTAGGAATTAAAAGGTGTTTATTACAAGGAATATTAAATTTTTGACACCAAACTATACATTTATTAATATTATTTCTTTTATATAATTCTAATTTATCTGTATTTTTACTTTCAATTATATTGAATGTTAAATTAATATTTTCAATTTGCTGTTGTCCAAAAATAGCATTTAACTCTTCAACCCTATTTTTAAATAGATAAGGAATTTCAATATTTAAAAATCTTTTTATAGGTTTTTCATTATTGATAGCTTCATAAAATTCAGCTAATTTTAATACAATATTTTTAGAATTATTTAATTTAAAGTTTTTACAAACTATATATTTTTCAGAATTAGCAAATCTACTAGTATTAGGTTTTACAATATAAACTTTTTCATAACAAGAACATAACAAATATAAAAGATCTAAACTAGCAGAAGTAAATAAATCAAACATCTTAATAATGAAAGAACCATTTTCTTTTTGAATAGCTAAAGCAAAAGCAATCTGTGCAAATATTAAATAAATAGAAAATTCTTCTTGTTTATTAAAGTCAACGGAAAAATCAAATCCTCCATCACCAGTAACTATATCTATAGAATTATTGTATTTTTCTAAACAATATAATAAATTTTCTTTTGAAAGCAAATCACCTGTATTATCTTTTCCATATTCTATTTTAATGTTATTATGTTTTTGTAAGAATAATTTACTTTTTTTCCATGAAGGAATATTTTGATCTTCACTAATTAAAGTCATTCCATAATGAATATCTTTTGGATTTTTTCGAATAAAAATAAAAGCTTCTATAAAACCACCAGGACCTTCAGCAAGATGAAAAGATTTTATTTCTTGCATATAATCTTCAGAAAAATTAAATAAATTATATAGTTCGATCATTTTATAAAAGGATCTGGATAAAGGTTTTAATTTAGATATACTAATTTTTTGTTGAGGAGATATTATAGAATGAATGTATTCAAATGGATTAGTATATTTTTTATATATGTCCCAATCTAAAATTATGTCATCTATTTTTTTTTTCATAGAATTTAAATAAAATTTTAGAGATTTACTTAAATAATCAACATTTTCAACTTCATCATCAAAAGTTAAATTAATGATATCAGTATTAATTTTATTATATAATTTTGGTAATAAAAAAAAGGTCATAACTATATTATATTGTATAAGTATATTTAATTGATTTTAATTAAATATACTTTTTTATTTATTGAGCTTTTTTAGTTTTAATTGTAATTTTAGTTTTAGTTTTTGGTTTTGTAGTCTTAACTTCTTCAATTGTTGTTGAGATATTAGGAGTTAATTCTTCTTTAACACTAATTTCTTCAATTTGTTTAGAAGGTTCGGTAGGTGGTTCAGTAGGGGGTTCAGTAGGTGTTTTAATAGTTTTTTCTTTAATAGTAAGATCTTCTATTAGTTCAGTTTTTTCAGCACTTTTAGGTTTTTTAGAGATAGATACTTTTTTAGAAGGTTTAATAGTTAATGTTTCCTTTTTAACATCAGTTTCTGTTGTAGGTTTTGTAGTGGATTTTTTCTCAGAAATGGATTTTAATGTTTCAGTTTTTAATTCTTGTTGTTCCAATTCTTTTTGAGCGGCGATAGTTTGTTCAATATCTAAAATATCATCATCAGGAGATTTATTAATTAATTCTGTGTAAACAGCTTCAATATCAACTTGTCTAACCTTTTTAAAAACAAAATATTTATTTAAAAATGAAATTTGTCTTTCCTTATCAGTCATATTAGGAGCTTGACCAAAAGCATTTTTAAGACGTTTATCTCTTTTAATATCATTATTCATTTGAAAATATAGTTGACTAAATAAACCGACAGAAGAGGGTAAATTAAAATCTTTAGCTTGTTCATTAGAAATAGGTACAAAACCATAATTTTCAAGTAATCTTTCCAAATAATCATAATTAACAAGATACTCTCTAAATGTTTTATTAATTGAAGCTTGAAAAACATCAATGGCTAATCCAAGACAATTACTATTATTTTCAAATTCAGAATTATCATATTGTTTAGTAACTTCCCAAATTTTAGTTTCATCTTCAAATATAGATAAACTCTCACCAATTTTTTTAGATTTTAATTCTTTAAATACTGTATTTCCATCGTAACTAGTTCCAATAAAATAGCCATTCAATTGTGTACATTGAGCAACATTTTTAATAAAATTATTTAATGTTAATATACTTTCAAAAACATAATGAATTGCAAATTGTATAGAACTAATATTAAAGCCACTCTTAGCTATGCCATAATTTTTATATACTCCTTGACCTAATTGTTTTGCATCTTTAGGTCCTTCTCCAAAAATACTTTTAACAATTTGTTTACCTTTTTCGGTGATAAGAGCATCACCATTTTTAATATTTACAGTACTATTACCTTGTACAAATAATGCAGAGGGCATTTGTTGAAAATTTTTATAATAATTAAGATATCTTGCACACGCTCCATCTAAACGATTTTCAATGTTATCTCTTGAAATATCAATTCCTAATACAAAAGATAATTTAGATCCAATCCATTTTGGTAAATCTCCACCTTTTCCAACAGCAAAATCAATTAATGTATTGCCGGGAACAGATACAGCTTTAATAAGTAAATTTTTAACAAATAAATTATGAAAATCTCTAAGACCTCTAGTAAGATTTTTTTGACCTTTAAATTTATTATAATAAATATCATCGTCTCCAATTTGGAAAGGTATATTTTCTCCAGAAGTAATAATTTCTTCACTAATTGGATTGTGTATTGAATGCCAATTACTATTTGCAACGTGATAAGCATTTCCATAATTTTTTTGACCAGCTCTTAATTCTGCAGTCTTATCAGTTCTAATTCTTAGTGGTACCCATTTCCAAAAATCTTCTCTATTTAAATCATATCTAAATTCAACGATAGTAAAATCTTCAATAACTTCATTTTCTTCAGTAAACATTTTAAATTCATCTAGTTTATCTTTTTGTAACATAATATTACAGATTCCGGCATTATTATCTGTTGGATTTGTAGGATAAAATTGAACAGGTTTATAAGGATCAGTATTTTCAATTTCTCGATCTTTTGGTAATTGATCATTAATAATACTTTCGCAAGGATTAATATATCCATGTTTTTTTTCATCAAAACCTACTCTCAATGTAACTGTTTGATAAGTTGATAATTGTGCATCTTTTTTTGTATCTAATCCACTTTGAAATATATTTTTGATTATAGGTTGACCCAATGAATCTTTATTAATAGTAACTAAGAAATCAATAGTATTAAATTCAGGAGGTTTCCATTTAAATGAATGAATCCAAGTAGTTTTAAACTTAGGAGCTGGTAGTCCAATTTTATCTTGACCAACAGCCATAAATTTGGGAGTAAATATTAAACCATCTGTTTCATATTCAGAAAGTCCTTCATTAATATTAGAGAGAATAATGTTACATGCTTTAAAAATTGATTGAGAAGGAGTTTCAGTATAAAATTTTTTAGGTTCAATTCTTAAAGGTACAGTTTGTTTAAATCGAGATGAAAATTTTAATTTTTTAATAAGAGATGTTAAAATAGATAAACGACTTTGTGTAGTTTTTTCACTACCTTCAGGAGATATAAATCCTAAAAGAGTAATATTTTTATTATTTAAAAAGTAAATATCAAATGATGCAAATAAATTAATATCTTCCCCTTTTTTATTTTTTGTAATATGTTCTCCATCAAGGATAGTATTAAATAAATCAGATTGTTCACTAAAATAGCCAGTAAATTCAATCTTAAGATTAGTATTTATGAAATATATCAAACCAGTTTGATTAATAAATAAAAGTTTTCTAAGACCATCAGCTTTATCAGTAACAGTATATCCTTTTCTAATATTAGGTATTATAGAATCACTATCTTGTTTTACATCTAAACTAATAATATTCTGCATCTGTAAGGTTAAACTAGATGGTCCAATAAAATCTTTAGGATTAGGTATAAAAGATTCTTTATAATCAGCATCTTTAATAATTTTTAAATATTCATGAATTACTTTATCTTGTTCTAAATAAGAAATAGGATAATTTGATTGTTGTAGGCCACATAAAACAAATTTTATAGCTTTTTTAATACTTGCTAATAATTCAGTTTTATTTTGAAAAATAGGAACATCAGCAATTTTTTGATTATCAACTTCTAATTCAATTTCAAAATGTTCATTTTGATTTAAAACATCAGCACTTTTAAAATCAAATTCAGGTACATAATATTGTTTATTTTTTTTTGAAGTTTTAACAATACTTAAATCTACAAAAACTGGTAAATCTTTATGAACTAATCTAGCTCTTTTTAAAAATCTAAATACTTTTTTATTATCATTCCAAGATGTAATTATTCTTTGCACATCTTCTGAAGATTCAGATAAATTATTTTCTATTTGTAATGACATTCTAAAATTAAAATCATCTTGATTGACTGGATATAAAATGTCATCTTTATTAGACAAATAAGATTTTTGTGTAAATGATACGTGACCATTAGCCAATAATGACAAAATATTATTTTTTTTACAATAGTCTTCAATATTATATAAACCTTCTACCTCAGTTCTAATATTTCCAATTTTGTTGCGGCCCGTCTTTTCATCTAATAATTCATTTTGAATTCTTAAAAGATATAGATCATCTCTCAAAATTTCAAAACCTTGACCAATCAAGGTTTTAATTACATTTATATAATCAATTTTTGTAATAGGATAAATATTACGAGTTCCAAATCTAATCTCAAGCTCAAGATTTTTAGATTCAGATAATTTAAAAATATTTTCTAAATAAGTATCTAGTAAAATATCAATTTTTTCAGATGTTTCTTTTTTTTCAACACTGGGAGATTTTTTTTTATAAGTTTGCGACATATATATATTTTGTTATTATATTTATATTGTAATATGTTTTTCAATTTTATTAAATTAAATTAATAAATTATTAATTTCAGTATATAAATCAACTTTTTTCTTATTTTGAATATCTAAATTTAATTTTTTAGCTATATTAATTAAATCCTGAATTTTATAATAACTAATTGCATTAAATGGTTTATTAATGTTATCAATAATATAATAATTATTTAATACTTGATCAATAATTTCAGGTTCCAAATTAATTAAATAAATTTGTTTATCTTTTTTTTCTTCTATAATATTTTTACATTCTTTTAAAGGAACCTCACTATAATTCATTACATATATAAATCTATTTTTTATATATAATATATTTAATTTATAAATTAGAGCTAATGCATTCAATGTAAGAATTGAAATTTTTTTTTCATTAGCCAATTCATTTTCAATAACTGATTTAACTATCTTATGAGATTTTAGTATATCTTTATTTTCTCTTATTTTAATAATATTATCAATCTTAATATTTTTTTCTGTAATAAAAAAATTTTTTATCAAATAGTATTCATCATACCCATTTAAAAAAATATAAAAACTCCAAAATAGTTTATCTTCTTTATCAATAGTAAAGTTATTTTCATTCAACATTTTTTTGTTATTAATTTTAACTTTATCTGGTTTATAATTTAGATTTTTAAAAGATTCTTCAGACAAAAAATAATATTTATTTAAATTATTTTTTGTTAACATAAAAGGTTCTAAATTTAACATTATGATAAATTTTATTATTAATTTATTTCTAAATTGTAATTTAAGTTAATTTATAGGTAACCTATTAAATCTTGTCCCCATCCAGTATCTTCGTCAATTCTTTTAATATGTAAAAAATTATCTTGGAAAGAGTATATAAATTTATCAGGATATTTATGTAAAAAAATTAACTTAGTATCGGGTCTATATTCTTTATTTAATTTTATTATTTTTGTATTTTCATTACTACTACCTATGTGTATATGTTTATATAAAAATGGTGTAGGTTCATTAAATGTGCAAATATATTTATCATTATTTGGATATAAATAACTTTCATCATAATTATCCATATAAAATTTAAAAGGAAAATAGCTTTGATGTTGAATTATACCATTTTTATAAATTTTATTTTTAATCCATAAATCATTTCTCTCACTGATAGAAACATTAGATTTTGTATCATATACAAATATGTTAGTTATATCTTGATAAATTATATCTGTAAATACAGTTGGTCCAGTTGCTAAAAATATATTTTGTTCATAATTATTTATTCTTTTAGCTACTTCATTAATGAGTTTAAAAATAATAGGATTATAAGGTTTTGATATTAAAGGAGTATTAATAAAATTAGATAGATTATCCCAAATCAAATAGTGATCTAATTTATGGTCAATAAATTTATCAATCTTATCAGATATTGAACTATCTAAATCTAAATAAATTCCTCCATATAAATAAATAGCAATATATCTTAAAAAATCACCTTTTGCTGATCCAATCTCTAATTTATCAAATGCATCTAAAATATCTTTATTAAAATTTTTTATAATTAAAGATCTACCAATTTCATCGGTAATTAAACGGTAACTATATTCAGGATTTAAATTTAATATATAGTTAATATTTTCAAAAATTTTTTTATGAATAAGGTTATTTTTATAAGTTTGTATAATTAGTTTAGGAATATTAAAAGATAAAGGATCGACAGAAATGTTACGTGCCTCAATAAATTCTGGAATTTTTATCATTAAATTATTAAAAAATTTATTTTTAATAAGTTATTTAAAAAAAATTATTGAAGTTTAAAATAAGTTTCTTCTAACATATTTTTTTTCTCTTCATCTTTGTTAATATATTGTTTTTGCATTTCAATATAAGAAATGTATTTTAATAACTCATCATATAATAGTTTATCAATATCAGTTATATTAATAAATGTACCATTAGAATTTTCGTTAAGTAAAATATTATTATGTTTTTTAAATACTTGTAATACATTAATTTGATCTTTTTTATCTAATAATTCAATTTTAGTTTTTAATTTATTTAAATCTTGAATGTCCATTATTTTTAAATATAAAAATATATTTAAGTAAATTTATTTTTTAGATTTTAATACTAATTTTGGTTTTCCTTTAGTTTTAGATTTACTTTTATCAATTAAATCTTTTGATTCGTATAATTCAGCTATAACTGAAATAAAAGGATCATTCAGTTCAAATCGTTGCCCTAAAACCTTAACTTTAATTTCATCATCTACATTAATTTGAGAGAATTTTTGAGAATTATAATGATGATCTCTTGCAATAAAGATCATTAGTGTTTTATCTTCATTAGGTAATAAAGCTCTAATACCAGCTTTAGTAATATCTTTAACCTTACAAGTTATAATCATTCCCTCTACAGGAAAACAAACTTGACATTCAAAAATTACATCAAATGAGATAGATTCTCCTTTTAAAACTCCACATGAATAACTAATAATAGAAATACTATTATTTTTAATAAAACCCTCAATATTACATTTTCCTTCAAAATCAAATTGTAATTTTTTAAGTAAATTTTGTTTAATATTTTGATCAACTTGATTAAAATTAATAGTTATTCTTTTTGAAATAATTGAAGATACAAATATATCATTTGATATTATTTTTTTTTTGGTTGGAAGATTTTTTTTTTCAGTAGTACTCAAAGAAGCCATATATATATATAGAAAGTTTCTTTATTTTTTTTCAATTTTAATTAAATACAAGAAAAAATAAAAAAATAGATAATAATATAATGAATAAATATTTTAATGAAACTAATAAAAAAATAATATTTAATAATGATTTTGATGAAAATTTAAAAGGAGCAGTCAATATAGATAAAAAAGATATTGATATTAATGATAATTTTACAAGAAATTATTTTAATAATCCATTAGGAATTCCTTTTATGATAAGAGATTTTGTTATAATGTTATTAATAACCTTGTTAATATTTTTTATATTTCACAAAATTTTTATAACTTTTTTTGACAAATATTTAAAAAAAAATAAAATTAAAATGGTTAAATATTAGATATTTTTTCAATATTATTTACAATTGCTTGACTTGGAGTAAGAAACCAATGTTTATTATTTTTCTTTAGATAATCAAAATATCTTAAATACATTTCTTGATATATACAGATTTGAATTTGATTCATACTTGATGTATTAGCTGATGTAAATGTTTCATTTTCTAAAATTTTATTTAAAACCTCAATCGCTTCTTTTTTAGAAGACTGATCACATCTAGCACCTTTGTGTCGTTTCTTATTTAAAAATTTTACTTTAAATATATTATAATCATTCTTAAAGTCTCCAATAAAGCCTACAATATTATTAAAATCTTCAATTTTAATTATTAATGACTTAATTGGTTGTTGTAAATCCACATAATCTTCACTTTCTGCCAAAGTAAAAAATCTAGCATTTTTAATAATTAATTTTTGTTTATCTTTATCAGTTATTAATAAACCAGAAATTTTGCCATTTGTCAGTATTTGTGATTCGTAATATTTTTTTAGTTTTTTTTCAAAATCATTTAAACTTAAATAAAATAAATAATTAACCAATATTAAACTATCATCATAGGATAACATTTCTAATAAATGAGCAATAAGAAAATCGTCTAACAAATCTTTAGATATAGTTTTTGATAGTTCATTATAAACTAATGAATAATATTTATAAAAATTTTTTTCTCCTCTCAATACTAATTGATCTTGAGTGGAGGTATCATATAATTTTTTTAAATGAGTAATAATTTTATTAGCTTCAGAATCTTCTAATTTTTCTAATTTTTCATCAGATATTTTAGCAGTAGGTTCATTGCTAATCTTATCATCTTTTAAAGTTAATAAATTATTTAAACTTTTAGATTCCAAATAAATTTGATCTCTTTTATAAGAAATTGGCCTATTTCTATCATAAATTGAAATATTTTCATTAGTTAATTCTATAGGTTGAAATACATATAAATCTTCTATATTTATTAGATGTCCTAATCTATTTAACTTATCAACAATAAACTCATTTTTTTCATTTACTAATTGGGTTAAAGCATAATCAATCTGTTCAATGGGATATTCTTTATATAAATTGATTTTTTTAATAAGATCATCTTTATAATAAAAGTACTTGTCTTTCATTAAATTTTTAATTCTCTCAATAATTCTATCATTATTCATTATTATAAAAGATTCACTATAAGTTGAAGTATTTAAATCATCTTTATTAATTTTACTATCAGGTTTACAAATATATGAACAACTTTCTTTATAATCGCAAATAGCTGTATAAGGTTTATTACCTACTTGATAGTCAATTAAATTTCCATTAGATAATTTTTGTTTGACTATTTGATTTAAAACATCTGCATTAAAATTATTTTGACTGATATTTAATATACAATCAACACTTATTTCTTTTAAAAGTCTGTTCACAGAACCTATTTGAACAGCTTTAAATTCAGCTAATCTATAAACATACAAATCGACTGCTTCATTTTTATTAGGTAAAAGTGTACAATGTAAAAAAATTTCAACATTTCTTTCAATAAAAGGTAAATCTTTATGACTACAATTTCTAACACCTCTTCCTATAATTTGCTCAATTCGATTCATATTGTACCAAGGTTCTAATATATGGACTTGTCGTATAAATTTAAAATCAATACCCTCACTTCCAGCTTGAGAGATTAATATAACTTTAATTTTTTCACCATTTTTATTTTCAATAGAAGTGGCAGCTTTAATATCATTTGTTGAATCAGGAGATAAATATTTATCTCCAGTTATCATAATATATTGAGCAGGATTAAAATCTTTTTTATCAATTTCTTTTTCAGGTAAGTATTGATTTGCATCTATTCGTTCAATAGAACCATCAGAAAATAATGATGGAGTATTTCCATATCTTGAGAATCCCATTTCTTCAAGAGCTAAAGCTACCGGTAATACTCCTCCATCTATATATTGAGAATAGATAAGTACAATACCAGTAGAATTTTTTATTGCATTACATATTTGTTTAATTTTTTGACTATATTTACCTATTTCGTCAGGAGAGAATATTCTTCCAAATTCAAGATCTTTATAAGAAAAATTTGATCTGGATGGTGGAGAGGTAGATAATGTATATTTCATAATTCTACTTAACCCACTTTTACCTACTAATTCTTTACTATCTAATGATAAATCATCATTAGATATATATTCATCTAATGCTTTTAAAGGATAAGTCATATTTAAAGATTCTAGAGGTTTTTGTAATGCAATATAACCAAAACTTTCCATATTATCAAAATTAGGTAGTTGTTGATTGCTTTCAACTTGATTTTTAAGTTGAGAGATAATATATTCATAAACTTTATTTTGATATTCACCTATATTTTCTTTATATACATCTAAATATTCTAAAGGTTGCACAATTTTTTTTTCATTTAATTGAATAGTAGGATAGTCTTTTATAGTTTGATCATCTCCCATAAAAGAATTTTTTGGAGAGAATTGCATAGGCCATATTTTATATGGAAAACTATATGGATTCTCTCCAATTATATATGAAACATAACCAGTAGCTTTTCTTATTAATAAATCTTTTCCAATTTCTTCACCATCTTTTTCTAAAAAATTTCCTTGACTATCGAATACATCTTTTACTCTAATTTGAGAACGTCTATCATTTAAATTCATTAAATTTACTAACCAAATTATTTCTTTATAAGAATTATATAAAGGTGTTGCTGATAATAGTAATAAACGAAGAGTATCTACCATAGTGACTAATTTAAATAATTCTTGAGCCACTCTTTTATTTTGATTATCATCACTAATTCTAATATTATGAACTTCATCAATAATAATTAATCTATTATTAAAAAATTTCTTTAAAGATCTAGCAATTTTTTTTGGATTAGGATCACCTGGTAAATTAGATTTTTTTTGTATAAAATTAGCAAATTCAATATATCCTAAAAATAGATAATAGTTATTAATTAAATTTTTAATTTGTTTTATTACTTGATCTTTTGATAATCCAATTAAATTAGTTGGATTAATTTCTTTTATAAATTTATTTCCTAAACAACTTTTTATATTCCATAACCCATCAATAAGCTCTAATTTTCTTTCATCAAATAATTGTAATTTAAAATTTTCCTGTACATTAGGTGAAGCTACAACTATGATTCTTTGATTTAAATTTAACTGTTTTAAGTAATCTCTTTGTTCTTCAGCTACAGAAATTGCAGCGCAAGTTTTTCCTGTTCCTAAACCATGATATAATAAAAGACTATTGTATGGTGTTGAAAAAGATAAAAAATTTCTAACGAATTGTTGGTGAGGATTTAGCTCAGGAACTATGTTACAAATTTTATCAGCTTCTTCTTTTACATCTTTAATTTGAATATTAGTTTTTGTATCATAAAATTCTTTTCTTTCAGCGATTTTAATATTGAAATTAGGGTCATCTAAAGATGGATATAAAAATTGATAGTCCTTATTAGATATAAGTTCCTCTCTATTCATCAATTCTTTTTTTTCTAAAAATTCATTAAAACTTTTCTTTTTATCGCTAGATTTATCAATATCTTGATATAGTTTTTTTAAAGGATTTTCTTCATCTTCTTTTACGCTTTCTTTTAAAGATTTTTTTTTTGGAGTTATAAAAATTTTTGGATTTAGTGTTTCTCCAAATTTAGATAATGTTTTTTTTGGCTGTGATTGTATTGTTTCTTTTTCAACAGGTTTAGATTCTTCAATAGCTTTAGAATCTTCAATAGGTTTAGAATCTTCAATAGGTTTAGAATCTTCAATAGGTTTAGAATCTTCAGCATCTTCCTCTTTGGGCTTACCAGAAATCATAGATTGAACAGAATCACCAATTGACTTACTAAGTTTAGATAAATCTTTAGTTAAAGATTCAGCCAAAGTAGGTTTACTCTCAACACTTTGATTAGGAGAAGACTCTACACTAGATAATTCAGATAAATTTAAGGATTCTTCATTATCAGATTTGGAATTATTAGAACTATTAGAACTATTAGAACTATTAGAACTATTAGAACTATTAGAACTATTAGAACTGTTAGAACTTAATGATGATCCACTTTCTATAGAAATTTTTTGAGATGCATTTGGCGTAGATCCTCCATTATAATTTTTTTTTTGGGTTGAAATAACTTTTTTTCTATTAGATCTTTTAGTAACCATCTTATATATTATGAATATAAGTTATATCTTTCTAATATTTTATTAACTTGTTTAATTAAATCTATTTTTTCTAAATTATATTTTCTTATATGATTAATGGTATCATTATATTTTTTCCAATCTATTCTACTTACTTCAGATTCTTGAAAATTTGACTTAGGAAAAGAATTATTGGAAATATTAGCAATAAAATATTTATGTTTATAAGATTTAAAATTAGAACCAGTATAAATTTCTTCAATTGGTAATATATTTTGAATAATATTTAGATCACTTTTATCAAAACCAGTTTCTTCCTCAAATTCTCTTAATGCACAAGTTATATCCTTTTCTTGATAATTTCTTCTTCCTTTTGGAAAACCCCATTCAGGTTCTAAATAATTATAAAATTCATTATTGCTTTCTTCAATTAAATCTTTTAAATTATATTTTTCTGAATTTTCCAATTCAATTCCAGTTTTTAATTGATTAAATTTTTCTAGTGAATTTTTTTCTTCACTCCTATATTGTATTCCAACATTCTCTCCCCATAAATGATTCCATAATTCAGAAAATTCTGCATTTAATATAAATTCTTTTTCATAAATTGTCATTTTATTCAATAAACTAATTATATATTCTTTATTATTAGGTAAATATTTTCCTCTTAAAAAATCTACAAAACCTAAACTATCTTTTCGTCTAATTAGTAAATATTCTATTTGGTTTTCATCGTTAATTCTAAATGCTATTATTCCTATCGAAGTAATTGGCATTTTACATTGATGAAATAAATGTCCCAATTTTCCGCAGTTATTGCAAAAGTTATAATTTTTCATCTATCGATAAATAATATAAATTGTAGTTTTTATATTATTTAAATATAATCCAATAATAAATGAAATTAATTAATTTTGAAAATTTAGATGCTGAAGTTTGGGGACCTCACTATTGGTTTGTTTTACATACAATTACTATATGTTATCCTTTAAAACCCAATGAAACAGTTAAAAAAAGATATTATAACTTTATAAATTTGTTACCAATGTTAATACCTAATGAAGAAATGGGAAAAAATCTCTCTAAACTATTAGATGCCTATCCTGTTTTACCTTATTTAGATTCAAGAGAATCTTTTACTAAATGGATGCATTTTATACATAATAAAATTAATAAAGATTTGGAGAAACCTCAAATGTTATATAGTGATGCAATTATAAATTATTATAAAAATTATGAACCAAAACCAAAAGTTAAAAAGGAAGAATTTAAGTGGAGAGAAAAAATAATATTTTTATCATTATTAGTTGTTTTAATTATTATAATAGTCATATTAGCTACAAGAGAATAATATATAATTTATATATAAATGAATAATAATATTGCTGGAAAAGTGATAGGAGCTGGTGGTTTTGGATGTGTTTTTTATCCGTCACTTAAATGTAAAAATAGTAAAAATAAATATAATGGTATAAGCAAATTATCATTAAAAAGTGAAGTCGAAAAAGAAGAAAAATTAAATAATGAGATCAAACCTATTATTTTAAAAATAAAAAATTATGATGATTATTTTATAATAAATAAAATTTTTTCTTGTAAACCCAATAAATTAACACAAGATGATTTGGATAAATTTGATACTTGTATATCTTTAATAAATTTAGGAATAACAAAAGATAATATAAATAAAAATTTAGATAAGTTTTTAATTTTAAATATACCCTATGGAGGAGAAGAATTATTTAATTTTATTTCAAATGAAAAAGATTTTTTAAAGAGATTTATTTTTTATAATAAAAAATTCTATAATGTTTTAAAATTTGCCATAATAGAAATGAATAAATTAAGATTAATACATAATGATATTAAGAGTAATAATTTACTAATAAATAATAAAGATCTAAATGAGGGAATAAAAATTATAGATTGGGGTATGTCTACAATTATAAAAAATAGTAATAATATACCTGATATAATTAAATATCGTGGTATTCAATTTAATTTGCCATTCTCAAGTATTATATTTGATCCCAATTTTAAAACTATATATGAAAGTGTTTTAAAGACCTATAGAAAACAAGATAATAAATTAGTTATTAAAAATTTTATTATTTACATGTTTAAAAATTATTATTTTAATAGTGGTCATACTGTATATATAATTAATTATTTATTTCCCTTAATTTATAAAAGTAATAATATAGATAAGTTTGATATAGACATACTTGAGAATAATAAAGGATTTCAATTTATAATAAAATATTTGGAGAATGTTCTTTTAAAATATACTGATTTTGAAAATTTTAAATTTAAGGAGAAAGAATATTACTTTAATATTTTTAGTCATAATTGTGACTTATGGGGTTTTTTGACAGTATATTTGGATATATTATTGGTTTATAAAAAACATAAATTTAATAAACGACCTATTATAGAGTTAATTAAGAATTTTTTATATAATGAAAAATATTCAATTAATAAAATTAATAAAGAAAAATTATTAACTGAAATTTTAAAAATTAAAATTAATAATCCAAATAAGACTCAAAAAAGAAAACAATAAATTTTTAAAATTTTATAAATTATTTTAAAAATATTTAAACATAAATTTAATAAATAATTATATGACCGAAGAAACTGAAATAGCAATTGGGATTGATTTGGGAACTACATATTCTTGTGTAGGTGTATGGCAGAATGATAGAGTTGAAATAATAGCAAATGATCAAGGTAATAGAACAACTCCATCATATGTTGGTTTTACTGAAACTGAAAGAATGGTTGGAGATGCAGCAAAAAATCAGGCTGCTATGAATCCTTTAAATACTGTATTTGATGCAAAAAGATTAATTGGAAGACGATTTAGTGATAAACAAGTTCAATCAGATTTAAAAACATTTTCATATAAAGTAATTGGTAAAGATGATAAACCAATAATTAAAGTAAATCATAAAAATGAAGATAAAGAATTTCAACCAGAAGAAATTTCAGCCATGGTATTAACAAAAATGAAAGAAATAGCTGAATCATATTTAGGTAAAAAAGTTAAAAATGCGGTTGTTACAGTCCCAGCATATTTTAATGATGCACAAAGAGCTTCTACAAAAGATGCAGGAGCTATTGCAGGATTAAATATAATTAGAATTATTAATGAACCTACTGCGGCAGCAATTGCTTATGGTTTAGATAAAAAATCAGAAAAAGAAAAAAATATTTTAATTTTTGATTTGGGAGGTGGAACATTTGATGTTTCTATATTAAATATTGAAGAAGGTATTTTTGAAGTAAAAGCAACAGCTGGTGATACACACTTAGGAGGTGAAGATTTTGATTCAAGATTAGTAAAGCATTTTGTACAAGAATTTAAAAGAAAACATAAACATGATATTACTGATAATCCAAGAGCATTAAGAAGACTAAGAACTGCTTGTGAAAGAGCTAAACGAACTCTTTCAGCTTCTACTCAAACATCTATTGAAATAGATTCTTTATATGAAGGTATAGACTTTTTTTCATCTTTAACAAGAGCTAGATTTGAAGAATTATGTATGGATTTATTCAGAAATACAATGGAACCTGTCGAAAAAGTTTTAAAAGATTCTCAGTTAAGTAAAAATAATATTGATGAAGTAGTATTAGTAGGAGGATCAACAAGAATTCCAAAAATTCAAACAATGCTTTCTGATTTCTTTAATGGTAAAGAATTATCTAGATCTATTAATCCAGATGAAGCCGTAGCATATGGAGCAGCAGTTCAAGCAGCTGTTCTAAGTGATATTAAATCAGAGAAAACTTCAGATCTTTTATTATTAGATGTTGCTCCTTTATCTTTAGGTTTGGAGACTGCAGGTGAAGTAATGACAGTTATTATTCCAAGAAATTCAACAGTACCAACCTGTAAAAAACAGGTTTTTTCAACATATAGTGATAATCAACCAGCAGTTACAATCCAAGTATTTGAAGGCGAAAGAGCAAGAACTAAAGATAATAATAAATTAGGAGAGTTTAATTTAACTGGGATTCCTCCTATGCCACGTGGCGTTCCTCAAATTGAAGTATCATTTGATGTTGATGCAAATGGAATTCTTAATGTAACAGCTCTGGAGAAATCCACAGGTGTTACTAGCAATGTTGTAATTACAAATGACGCTGGTCATCTTTCAAAAGATGAAATTGAGCGAATGACAGAAGATGCAGAACGATATGCTGAAGAGGATAAAAGATTTAGAGAAAGTTTAGATGGTAAAAATAGATTAGAACATTATCTCTTTTCTATTAAACAAACAATTAATGATGAGAAGCTGAAAGATAAAATTGAAGATGATGAAAAAGAAACTCTAGAAAAATTAGTTGCAGATAATTTACAATGGCTAGAAAATAATAATAATTTAACCAGAGAAGAATATGAAGAAAAGTATAAAGAAGTAGAAAAGGTTTGTATGCCAATTATGTCAAAATTTTACTCTGGAAATAATGGAGGTATGCCTGAAGGTATGCCTGGAGGTATGCCTGGAGGTATGCCTAATGTAGATGAATCAACAAACAATGGACCTTCAATAGATGAGGTAGATTAATATCCATGGGCATAACCAGTAGCATCATCAAAAGCATGTCTTAAATCATTTCCAAAATTACTAATATCATCACCCCACTGATTAAAAATATTTGAATTTTCGCTACTATGATCATGATGGTGATGATGATGTTTTTTATTCTTTTTTTCTGTTTTATCTAACGAAAAGCCATCAGCAATTTCTTTTCCAACTTTTTTACCAATTTTCGACCATTTATTTCCTTTTGGTTCACTAGATGGACCATATGTTGAAGGATCACATCCTAAATCACCAGGTTTACAAGGACAATTGGAACCACTATTATTAGAAGCTGTAACCCCATCAGGACAACATCCATATCTAGTTCCTTCACAACCACCTATATTATTATTATTATTATTATTATTATTGTTATTTTTGTTATTTTTGTTATTTTTATTGTTACTACTATTGTTACAGTTAGAACCTGTTTTATTTGACTTAGTTATACCATCGGGACAACATCCATGAGTGGTTTCTTCACATGGTGTAATAGGACCTAAATGATTGTCAGGTCCACAACTAGAAGAATCATCACAAACAAAAGGTTTGCAAGATTTGCAATCAGAATCTACTTGACAATAGTCTAAACTATTATTAGAATAATTTGTACAAACAGGAAAATCCATAGAGGAACCATTATTCATATTTACAAACTGATTGCCCGAACAACATTTATCCTTAGGAATTTCACAACCTTTTTTACATTTATTATTTTTATTAGTTAAACCTTCTTGTTTTTTAAAATAATAATTTATGAAAAAATAAGAAATAATACCTAAAACTAAAATTATAAGTATAAAATTTATAAATTTATTCTTATGAAGTTTTTTAAAAACCATATATAAAATATTAATATTTTAATTTATAAAATATTATTATCAAGATAAAAGATTTTTTTAAAAACTTATAAATAAATATATATATATTATGCAATTTGAAATTTTAATATTAGCAATAGTAATATTTTTAGTAGCTAATACTTATTATGATGGTAGATTATTAAATACTCTCAAGAGTTGGTCTAAATATTATCAAATGGCATTCTTTATTGTAGGCGGATTAGGTTTATACTTATTATTAAAAAATAATCCACAAAGTGGAAAAGAATTATTCACAAGTGCAAATCAAGTAGTAAGTTGTCTTCCAATTGATAAAAATTCAAAAGATTTATTATCTCCAATTTTTGACTTTGGAAGCAAAAATATAAACTTTAGTAATAATTTCCAGAATGGAGGAGATGAACCAATAACCTCACAACAAAGGAGAATGTTAAATTCTGGACGATCAGCAACAAAAAGATCAGTAAGTGAGACAAAAAAAAAATATGTTGCTTCACAACAAGATTGGAAATGTAAACATTGTAAATGTAAATTACCAGCTTGGTTTGAGGTAGATCATGTGATAAGGTTAGAATATGGGGGTTCAAACAATGTAGATAATTTAGTAGCACTTTGTAGAAATTGTCATGGGAAAAAAACAGCAATGGAAAATCTTTAATTTAAATATAAATATAATATAACTATGATGAAAGGATCTAATAAAGATAATAATGAAAAAAAAGATTGCAAAAATATGGACGAATCCTTAATAAATATGATATTAAATAATAATTATGCTGGTTTTTTTTTAATTTTTGGAACTTTATTTAGTATTATTTATTTTTTATTAAGATTAAATCCAGGAAATATAGTAAATACTTTTCCAAACGTTTTCTTTTGGTTATTTTTTATAGCAACAATAATAGCTTCTTCTCTATATTATTTTATAATAATTTATAAAAAAGATAGAGGTAATATTTTTACAAGTCATGATCCAAATGAGAAGCAAGATGATTCTTCTAAAAAAGATACTTTTTGCTCTAACAAAAAAGGTAAATATTTTATGGATTTTGAAAGAAAAAAAACATGGAATGATTTTAAGCGATATATTATGAGTCCTCTAAAAATACTTTTAGGATTAATATTATTTTTTACTATTATTTCAACTATAATTTATTTTATGTTAAAATATCAAATAATAACACAAGTTTTAAATATTATATTAATTAGTCTTATTGTAATTGTATCTTTAGCATTAATATGGAGTTATTTAACTAATCAAATCAAAGAAGCAGAAAAAGGTAAATCATTTTGGGGATTTATAGTTGATTTTATATTTTTTATTCCTTGTTTATTTATAGAATTTTTAGAATATTTAAAGAGACAATTTAATATAACAACTAGTACTACTTGGATTCTACTAACTTTAGAAGTTATATTTATTTTATTTTATTTTTTACTTCCTTTATTGGCGAAACAATTTGCAACAAAAGGTGGTGATATTTTACTTAAAGATCCAATTTATACAAATAACGAAAAAACTTTAGGATCAACAGCAAAAGATGCTAATTATTCTATTGGGGTACAATTATGGATAAATCCGCAACCTTCAAATACCAATTATAATTATACAAAATTCACTTCATTATTTAATTATGGTAATAGACCGAATATTTTATATAATGGTAAAACTAATGTATTAAAAATTGTTATACAAACTGATAAAAATGATTTAGTAACTATTTATAAAACCAAAGATTTCCCATATCAAAGTTGGATGAATTTTGTGATAATTTTTAGGAGTGGTAGAGTAGATGTATTTCTTGATAATAAATTAGTAGGAAGTTTAGAAGGAGTTATGCCATATTTTACAAGTAATAAAATTACAGCTGGAACAAAAGATGGAATTAATGGAGGAATACAAAATGTCATTTATTTTGATAGGATATTAAATAAAAATGAAATTATTTGGGTAGATTAAATTATTTTAGTAAAAAATTTTATCTATAATTTAATAATATAATTTCTAATAGTATATTATATTATGGGATTACTTGAAACGATTCTAATTATTGTTATTTTAGTAGTTTTATGTATCGTTATTTACAATGTTTTCTTTAAGAAGAATACTATGTTAATGGGAGGAATTCACCCAGCCTCTCCAGGAGTTGTTATATCTAATAAAAAATTACCTGGAAATAATAGCAGTAATTATTCTTTTGCTTTGTGGTTCTTTATTGAAGATTGGAATACAAACTTTGGACAAATTAAGCAAGTAATGTATCTCTCTGATGCTAAACAAAGTATTGGTTTAGTTGGACCTAATACAAGTATGCAACCTGGAGGAATGTTTAATAATGTCTCTGCCGGAAAACCAAACACAGCTGCTTTAAAACCTACAACCAACTTTTCTGCTGCATTAGACGCTTATGAAAATAACTTATTAATTGGTATTAAAACATTTGCTCAGACTACAGATAGTAAATCTAATGCTCCTCCACCTTTATTACCCGCCTCAGAATACTTTCAACAAGAAACAGTTCCAAACCAGGGAAATATGAGATTTGAAACATTTAGAATTACTAATGTTAATATTCAAAAATGGGTATGCCTAATATGTGTCGTATGTGGAAGAACTTTAGATATTTATTTACACGGTAAATTAGTTAGAAGTTTTGTTTTACCAGGTGTAGCTGTAGGTCCTGGAAGAGACAATGCATATATTGGAGGGCCATCCGGCGTTACATTTAACGGTCATGTAGCAAGATTTCAAATGTTTGATCATTGTTTAAGTCCTCAAGATGCCTATAATATTTATAGAGATGGTCTAGGATCTAATCTATTTGGTGACTTCTTTAATAAATATAAAATGAAGATCCAGTTCTTTGAATATAATCATGCTATTGGAAAACCAATAGTTATATAATTAATTATTTAAAATAATATAATATACTAGAATTTCTTCTATATTATATATAATAATGGCTATAGATTTAGGATATCAATTTGAAAAAGCTGGAAATAGTACAAAAGAATTTTTGGAATCTGGAAGTATTATAGCAAATATTGTATTCCTTATTTTAGTAATAATTGGCTTTGTTCTTTTATTACGTTTAGGAACCGGAATTTTAGGATGGCTTTTTAGTCCCCGTCCTAATGTTATCGTATCACCTGGAATGATTAATGCTTCTACTCAAAAAGTTATTCCTAGTGATCCTACTGTCCACAACTCTGTACCAATTATGAGAAGTCAAAATCAATGGAGAGGAATAGAGTTTACATGGTCTGTTTGGATATTTATTGATGGAAATCAATTAGACAGAGGAAAAGATAGATTTAGACATGTATTTAGTAAAGGAAATACACGTATTCCCCAGTCTAATAACCAGCCTAAGGGAGTAGGTAAAGATGTACCTCATTTTGGAGCTGTTGATGGTATAGTTGAACCTTTAAATGGCCCTGGACTTTACATAAGTCCTAATAATTCTCCTAATGTAGCAGAATTATCATTATTAGTAAGAATGAATATATTTACAAACGAAGCTACTGGTCAACCTTTAACACAATTGAATTCAGCTTGTATGGATGCTATGCGTGCCGTCCAAGAAAATGGTACATTTGATACTAGCAAAGGTGCAGATCCCGCTACATTGGCTAGTTGCAGAAAAGAATTTGCTTATTTAAATAGTTCAGGTGGTGCTGGTATGGGAAGTGATGCCTTATCACCTATGATTTATGATGATGTAATTGTCCCAGAAATTCCAATAAATAAATGGGTATCGGTAATTATAAGATTAGAAAATAATAATATTCTTGATGTTTATATTAACGGAAGACTTGTTAGACGTCATCATTTAAGAGGAGTTGCTAGACAAAATTATGGACCAACTAATTTAGCATTAAATGGAGGTTTTGGAGGACAAATTTCTGAACT